TTAAGCCAATACTTCTTGTATATCTTGAGGTACCTGATTTGTCGCAACGGCCTCCCATGAATTCACGTTTTGTCCCTTCGTCTCAATCTTTAAATAGTGTCGTTGCTTTAGCCGGTGATCCGCGGTAAATGTCAACCAGCGTTGCTTACCTTGTGCATCGCTGGTCAGCATTCGGTAGGTATAGATATCTTCGCCCATCTGACCAGTCGAGTGGCCGATTGCCTGATTAGTCCGACCATAGACCGTTTGTACCTTAACAAATGGGTTTAAGTTATCCACCGCCATTGCCAGCTCACTCCCCTGATTCTTCGTCATCGTCGGTACAATTAACAATGTACCTACACTAATCATCATAATAATCGCCGCCAACCAAATAGCCCTTTTTTTATTCATAAATACTATCCCCCGAATTAATTATTTTATTAATCGTATCGGAGTAAAGCTCCTCTGGCTACCCTAACTAGGCTTTCTTAATCAGTTTAAACGATTACTAATCAAATTCGATTTTCCTTAAACATTAAGGAAATTATTTTAACAATAATTCAATAATTATCGCGCTTTGCATGCTATTCTATTAGAATAGGAAGTAGTTTTTAAATCATGGGGGGATTTATCATGCACATGCGGGGTATCAACTTTGTATTAGGTCTCGGCGTCGCGCTCGGCCTGTTAGCAGGCTGTCAGGCGGCTTCACCGGCAACTAAACAAGCCAGCAGTCAATCATCTAAGACTAGCGCTAAAAGCGTTCACAGCTCGGCTAAACACCAAGCACAAGCACGGCCTTATCAACATTGGCATACCGTCAAAGATGTTCACTTGCCTATTTTGATGTATCACAGTATTTCTAGCGGGAACCAGTTACGTGTCCCCGCCAAAGAATTTCAAACTGAAATGACTTATCTAAAGGCACACGGCTACCGAACGCTGACTGCCAATGAAGCCGTATACGCGCTCAAACATCGGCGAATTCCACAAAAGAAGATTGTCTGGATCACACTCGACGATAGCTATAAAGATAACATGACAGCAGCTTGGCCAATTTTGAAACAGACGCACCAACACGCCACCATTAATTTTATTACCGGCTTTACCCATAAGAAAAACCACTTAACTTTAGCTGATGCTAAGCGGATGCAAGCATCCGGTAATATTGATTTTCAAAGTCACACCGTTCGCCATCTGGATTTAAATAATTTAACTTACCAGGTTCAACTTACGGAATTATCAAGTTCCAAAAAATGGCTCGATCATAATTTACAACAGAACACACAAGTTATTTGTTACCCAGCCGGCCGTGCTAATCAGCAGACCATTAAAGCCGATAAACAGGCTGGCTATCAGTATGCCCTATCAACGGCACCTGGCATCGCCACCAGCACACAGAGCCCATACAATCTCACTCGACAACGGGTCGTACCTGGAATGTCGCTAACGGCCTTTCAGACACTATTAACGAGTAATAATTAATTCATAGGACCCTTACTTGTGACACGATCCCAAAACCTTTTTTTATGAGCGCTTAACAGTGCTGTTGTGATCACAACAGCCAAAACGCAAAATTGGGGTTTTAATTTGATACCAATTAGCAAAAGAGAAGCGTCATAATGCTGATATACCAGCATTATGACGCTTCTCTTTTTATCTACCGACGTCGACTTATCACCCGCACGGTAGTTATACCATCAAGGGTAGCACGCTATAAATGCCATTTATAAGCCATTTCTGAAAAAGAGAGATATTTTATTTACAAATCGTGGAAGAGCACAAATTAATTTAATATTGGCCCTTTTTTGATGTTTTGCTTTTTCCACTATTATATACCAACTTATTATCTTAAACACAAAAAGATTCCCCACGCCGAAGCGCAGGGGAATTAATCAAGTTATAACTATCATCTAGAAACTACACTAGAGACAATTAATATTATACTTATTACTTGCTATTCTGTAAAGTCTTGTAGTTATCTAATTAGCTATATTGACAGCTAATAATGCTAAATCTAAACTCTCACTAACAAAATATACAGGCAAGCAACACAAAAAAATCTTCCACCCATCAAGCAGAAGATTATCCTCATCACTTCCGGCACCACTAACCGACAATCTTGGAGGGATTTGAAAGCTGTGATACTAATAACAGGACAAGGGACATAATAATACTTGTCGGTTTATATCACAATACCGAAAGTAATCTATAGAAAAATATTAATAAGTCCTTGTTATATTAATCAGGTTTAATGTATAATAACTGTGTTCTTTATTATCTTAGGAGAAACAGAACACCCATTTTATTTATTTAAACATTGGGCCAGTCTTGACTGGCTCTTTTTTATATATTTTGTTAACAAAAAATCCCCCACGCCGAAACGCAGGGGATTAGCAAATTCAATATTTAATTATACTACTTTTCGCCTGCTTGTGAGGCGGATTCTGACGCCGTTTCAGTGTCAGATGATGCAGAACTATTCACTACAGTGGCTGCAGACGTTGGCGCTTGCGCTTCGTCAGCAACCTTATTAGCCGTTGCTTCGACTTGGCTTTCCTCATCGTTATCAGTCGTTGGTGCCGAAACCGTTTGAACGTCAGTAATAACGCCCAGCATACCAAGGATCGTTAATACAGTGTTGACAACAGCGACAATGGCTGACCAGTCACCGGCAAACTTAATACCAAACATGGCAAAGATTTGTTGAATCAAAACGATCAGTAACGAAATAATCCCAGCAATCAACTTACCATTTAAGCTTCCATCGGCATTTTTGAAGCTAATTTTTTTAATCATATTTTTCCTCCTAAAGGAACTTTTCTGCAATGTAAATAACTAACGTGACTAGAGTGCCACTAACCAAGATGCCAATTAGCCAATTTTGAATCTGTGTCACACGGTCAATTTGATGACTAACTTCAATGGACTTGGCCAGTGCCTTGTCCGCTTTGTCGTCAATATCGTCAACTTGATTCAGCTTTTCTTCGATGTTCTCAACTTTCGTTTTGGTGGCAGCCACATCCTTTTGAATATCCATTAATAACTTAGTTGTATCGTCATATTGTGCCATTACCGCACCACCAATCGCTGGCCAGGATAGATAGTGGTGAAAATCGTCTTGCCGTTCTGACTAGCTAATGTAGTCATACTTAGGCCGTTGTGTTGTGCGATTGTCCACCAGCTGTCGCCGGACTTGACTGTGTAATACGTATGACTAACCAGCTGACCAGTAACTCGCTTCCCGTAGGCTGTTCCGTTGGTGACACCTAGTTTAATAAATCCATACAGGCCATTTGAACGGGTGTAGCGTGCCCATACATAGTTATGTTCGATAATGACCGCATTATAAGTTACACTCTCACCCTTGTAATAGGTAGCCACTTGGCTAACTTTGTCGCTATCTGTGTATCGTACGGCCAGAGTCCGATTAGGATAAAACACCCCTCGCTGGCTGTATTTAACAACCTTAAAGGTGGCCTTCTTAGCTGCCTGTTTATGAGCCTGATTAATGTTGGCCTGTGCTTTAGCCTTGCTAGCAGTCGTGTAGCCTGATTTGGTAATGCCCGTTAGATCAACATTGCCGTCTAATCCACCTGCTTTATACATGCTAGTGAATTGGAAGATAGCCACACCGTCCATGCTAGGGAACCAGTTGTAATCAGGGCTAGTTCTCACCAGATAGTCCGGATATTCAGCTAGCCACAGGCAATTACCATAGGCTTTGACAATGGCGCTAGTGTTAACATGAGCATTGAGGTAAGCTTTACCGGAATACAACACAGGCGTATAGCCGTACGCCTTAATTAACTTAAATTGAGCTTTAATGACATTAGTGTTGTCTGTCACGCTATTAGAAGCGCCGTCCTCATAGTCTAGTGCGACAATACTACCCTTGGGCGTCCTAATCCGTGGCAAGTAATAGGCCATCATCGCCTTGGCATTGGTCATATTGCCACCAACACCGTCCCATAAATAGGTGTGCACCCGTTTACCAGCCTGCTGAGCCGATTTAACTTGACTAGCATAAGTGGTCTGAGGGATATTAGTACCGCCATAGAAGCCACCCGCTTGCGAGAATACAAACTTATCGGTACTATAGCCGAATGTCCCACTATTACCGTTATACTTAGACCAATCAACCCCTTGGTCACGGCTAGTTGAAGCCTGACTGGTAACATTGACCATTAAAAAGGCCATAAAAATGGCGCCTACCGTTAAGATGAGTGCCTTTAACTTGTGCTTATTCAATTGTCTACCTCCTATACCTTAGCCCTGCGCCAATTTTTTCCAAGCAGTTTTACCGGCTTTAATAGTAGCGGTAGAATCTGCTCTATAGTATGCACCACTATAAAAAGTTAGTAGCAATTGAGCCATCCAGTCGCTATCTTTATTTGGCCCCCACACTAATAGCATGCTTCCTTGGTCGCTTCCATCTAATGGGGTGTTTTTAGCTAATTTGATATACAGATTGTAAGCACCGGGTGTTGTTAACTGGTTAATGTCAGTACCATCCAGCAATGTGGCTGTCGTTAATCCGTTTAGTCCTTGTGGACCGACTGGACCAACTAGACCTTGGGGGCCTTCAGGACCTTGTGGACCAGTTGCACCAACGTCACCCTTATCACCTTTATCACCCTTGGCAATCGTGCTTGCGGCTTTATTCATTGCTGCCACAAAGTCGTCAAAAGTAATGGTGGTAATAGTTTCACCAGTGGTATTTTGAATGTTGTTGGTAATAGTAAAACTAACCGACCCATCGCTGGGGTAGATTGATGTCCCAGTACTATCAACCACCCATACTTCAATGGAATATCTGCCAGCTGGTAAGCTCTTAATCAAATCAGAATTAAAGGCAACGGCAACTTGACCAGCTGTTGGATCCGTTAAACTGGTTGGGTCAATTGTGATCGATTTAAGATAGCCACTAGCGTTGCCCAATTTAACGGTAATCGAATTGACATGAGTTAAATCAACTGCTTCATTATAATTACCACAAATTAATGTAAAGCTGGTGGTGGTATCACCAATTTTTACCTTCTGTGGGGACGTATCAGTAAAACTAAGCGTTTTTTCCATTTTTAAGTTTCTCCTTTTTAGCCAATTAAATTAAGCGATCATCGCTAGTAATTGGCAATAGGTATGATTAATGCGCTAAATTAAATTTATTCAAATTTTAATCCTTCAACATCAACATTGCCATTGGTGCCAGACATGATTTGAATATGATATAGTCCCATTTCAGCATAATCTAATAAGACAGTTTTACCGGTTCCTAACGGGTACTTAGTTCCGTTAATTAAAGCATATGCACCATTGTTTTGTGGTCCAGTATAAGCAGTTAACGTTTTGGGTTTGGTATTCATATTCATAATCAATGTATCAAGTAACATCGTATCAGCCGTATTTTGAGTGGTGCTAAATTTAGTTTTAAACCCATCAGCGAAGCTAGGATTATCAACGACCCATTCTTGTGGTGCTGAAGACTTGGTGTTTTGCACAGTTGAATCAATCTGAAAACTATCCGTGATCGTAATAGGCCGGGTTAGTAGCTGGCTTTCAAACCAATCGGCTTCAAATTGATGGCCTCGTGGGGCAAAGTGCAAGCCGTCAAAGGTGATGTCGCTATTCTTAACTTGCGAATGCTGTAAGAATTTCTGCGTTGCATCGTTTAGATCTAACAGCTGTAAGTTCATCTCACAAGCTAATTCTTTACGCATTGCATTTTCAGCAGCATACATATACCATTCTTGCCGATCGCTCAAGGTCGTCAGGTTATTGGCTTGGGTAGTGGCTAGAACAACCGACATTCCCAATGCTTGGATCTTTTGAATAACGTCTTTAGTAATGCCTTTGATTACATCTAAGTTGTAGAACTCGGTAGCGTTATTAAGCCCCATGCCTAAAATCACGAATTGCACGCCGTCAAACTGTTTTCCAGCGCCAAAGTAAGTATCAAAGTTATCATGAATCCACTGAATTGACTTACCGCTGAAGCCACCATTAACGACCGTAATATTAGGATTGCCAGTTTCAGCAATTAAGGCCGGTTGCAATAAATCAGACCAGCGACCGTTGGTGCTGCTGACACCTGTGATTTGATAAGTTGAATCACCCAAATTAGCAATTTTAACGGTTGGGTGATCCTTGGAGTACATCATTGCCGAAAGTTCTTGCAAGTTGATTGTATTAGCCGGTAACGCTCGACCGCCGTTGCCAACGCCGTTTACAATTACTCGATCAAGATCATCAATGCCGAATGCCTTACCATTCCAAAAAGTAAGAATACGGAAATCATCAACATTATGGGGATAAACATCAACGTAAAAATATCGTTCAGTTAAAGTGCCGTGATAGTAAAGCGTATTGATTGATGATCCAGTAGCTGCATCTTGGTAAGTTAAATTGTTTGTGTGATTAAGTGATTGGAACAGGCCAGCTTTGGTTAATCCCAGAATAAAATCATCACTAAAGGCAATGGTATGTGCATTAGTATCGATGGTTAAAGTTCCGTTTAGAATGGTAGCATTGCCTTGCTTGCTTTCACCAAAAGGCTTCATGACAATGTTGGAACCATGTTCAACAAGCTTCAAGCCATTGGGATTAACGATGCACAGCAATAATTCCGAGTTATATAGTCCTTGGTTGGTAGTCACATAATTTTGATCGGCAATTTCTGCTAAAGCATATTTCTTAGCCAAAGTGTCATAAATCAACATGAAGTCGACACCCTTATTCCTGTATCCGCTAAAATCAAGCTTGGCGTCAGCATCAGTTTCAGCAGTATAGAATTGGTTGTCGGTCGTTTCTATCAGTGTCGTTTTCGGTATCAAGATAGCCGATTGATCCCAGTCAACATAAATTGCATCGCCAACGACTGTCGCCCGATTAGTTGGTGCCATCATTTCGCTAGAATTAAACAATTTTGTTGTATGCCGATTATAGGCAAAAACCAATTGTTGATCAGCAATGGCGTTCAACACGATTTGGGTACTTCCTAGTTTATCAATCGTACTCATTTCAATTAATTTGTTGGTTTGAATATCATAAACTAGGTAATCAACACTGCCAAGATTGGTAAGGTCAACACCGACATCAGCCGGCACTTTAACTTCAGCTGAACCGACACGTTCAATTAATGTACCAGCCCGCAAATCTACATGTTTGTTTAATAAATCAATCGTCAGCGTACCAGCAGATACAATCCCGACATTCGGGTAGTAGCCTAACCCGTTAAATTCATTTAGATATTGTTGAAGTATTTCAAAATTTGAAGCTACTTTTTGATACCAATCATGGTTTAACGGAAGCATCGCTAACTCATTTGTTGCTAGATTCTGTTCATTGTCCATTCTGTATTACCTTCTTCCACGTTATATTCCCGTTATTGTCAATAGATGGCTCCCAGATGCTACCATCAGGAGCTGTTAATTGATGGCTAGTTTTAAGCAGCGCATCGACTTCTTCTTTAGTGTAGTAATCAGAAATATTGATATTTTGGATTGTTGGTTTATTAGTAATATCTTCCCATTTGATTGGAAACCGATTACTAATAGCATTAACCGCATCAGTTACTATTTTTACCGCGTCTTTCAATGCAATACTCATGAAATCCCACCTAGCTTGTTTAATTTATCAATTGTGTCATCATCAGTGATTAAATCGCCATCTTGTAGGTCATCTAACGCTACTTGTAACTGAGCCATTGTATTACCAACGTTATTATGGGCATTAGTAATGTGTTTAAACATGGCGACGTTAATATCATTGACTACCAGACTAGCATTATCAAACGTAATTGTTGGCAGTGAAAATTGATTAAACGGATTGCGTTCATAACCATTAAGGGCTATAGTCGTTTGCCAATCAAGGTTAGGCATGATTAATTTAACAGTTTCACACTGTTTAATAATTACATTCCAAGCGGTAGTGGTAAGCGTTGCAATTGGCTGTGCTTGAACTGTTTGCCGAGCATATTCAGTCATGGATTCCTGATCAGTAAAACGTTCATCACTGAGTGGATCACCACGTTGTAGCCCCCACTTTTTTACACTGTCATCATCACGATAAATAAAGTCAACTTGATACTTAGTTTGCGAGCTGTTAGTGCTACTGCCTTGATTAATTGGCTTACCCAAACAATGAACTTCATTAACCAGGCTAGTTGTATCAAGTGACAATTTAACGTTTTCGACATCATGTTGATAGAACAAGGTATCAATGACAGGCTGTTGTTTTAGATATGTTGCACTATAAAAAGTAATCTGTTGGTTATCGATAGTATAGATGGCATCAAATTTACTAGTATAGTCTTGTAAGAATTTGCTAAATGATGAATTTCCTAGATTTTCGATTTGAATTTTAGGAAAATCACCAATGAAATTAGCGGTTATTCCTTGATCGTTGCTGTCGATCATAAAATTAACGGCATCAGCTAATCCGTATGTTAGTGTCCCAGTTTTAACATTATTCTGACGAACATTATTAGCCAATCGATAAAAAATGTGGCTAGCTGTCACTTCATAGACTGATAATCCACCAGAAACCGTCTTGGTGCACTGAGTAATAACATAATTTTGCCCATCATAATTAACAATATTTTGCACATCTAACAGCTTAATAGCCTGTTCATAAGCCAAACTATCAGTAATGGCAAATGTCACTTGCCACTTTTCGTTGACCGTCCAAGATTCTTTAAATGTCTCTTGTAAGTCAGCTAGTGGCAACCTCTCTCTTTGCTGGTTAAGCCGATCGCTGATAGTTAGCTTGGGATATTGAATCATCAATTTAGATATTTGAAATAGAAGCTAACAGTACAATTCAAATCTTGACAACCAGTAATCTTGAAATGATTGTTACCGCTGGCTAACCGGATAATACCGTTGTCGGTATTAATTCCAGCCGCTTGCCCATTAATTTGTGGATTTACGCCAATTATATTAAACGTATCCCCCGTTGCTAATGATTTCGTACATGTAATTGCATCACCAGTCGTTGTATTAGCGATTGTCGGCGAACCAGTACCGGTCAATGTAATATCCAAATAATCGCCTTGTACCAAGGGGTCAACGGGTAGTTCGCCAATATTATTGACATCAAATTCAGATGTGCTAAATACATAATTAACTGTATCAGTTGGTAGTCCTAAGCCAATATTCGGCATCTCGTTAATATGAGTTGATGGCATAATACTTTGTGCAACGCCAGTGAAGTTATTTAATGTGACAGTGATCATCATCATCTTGTCACCATAATATTCAGCAGTAATTGCTTTTTCACGGACATGATACATACGACTGCCACCATTATCAAAGGCAATCCAATAATTGTTACGACGTATTAGAAATTCTGACAGTGACTGGAAAGTCAGCTTTTCATCAGCATCACTGCGACAATAGGCAATAAACTTCAAAACTAGTTCCCGTTGATCCAAACGGCTACTAGCAAGTTGTTGACCATCGCGTGTACCTGCAGTTCGGTAGGTATCGGCGATTACTGGTGGCAACCAGTCACAATCAATCAGATAAACATTATTTAAATTGGAATTATCAAAAATTGATTGCCAAGTTTGACCATCTTCACTCAAGGCAAGTTCAATTGGGTCAAAACTCAACGGGTTCGTATATTCGCCAAATAAATAAGCGTGCGGTTTATCCGCACGCTCTGAAAATACTTGCATATTAGCCTCCTAACTGTTCTGCATTCTGAATGTCTGAGCGTCTTTTTGACGCAGCTTTGCAGCTAAATCGTCCAGTAACTCTGGCTTCTTATCAGCAATGATTTGCAACAATGCATTAGCTTGCCGCAACAATGAATTGGTTTCAGCATTATCATCTTCGTGATTATTAATAGCCTGAGTTGATACGGGTTGAGCACGCATCGTTGTATCCATAGCCTTAGCCAATAGTGGATAAGCTGTGACATCATAAGGATTAATTACAAATTCATGGTGTTGGTTATTATCGCCAATGATTGCAGTTTGCTCGTCAAAGACTTCACCACCATGAGCAAATCGGCGACTACCTTGCGGGCCACTATGCAACCAATCAACTTTTGGAACACCCCAAATAGAAGTATGACCAATACTATTGCGCCAATCAGAGTTGTTAAAGAAAGCTAATAACTCATCAAGCGGATTCATTCGATTAGTATGTCCTGGCATTGCAAAAGCAGCAAATGTCCCTGGTGTATATTGAAGAATCCCACCGGCTTCATTACCACCACTATTCACATCATGAACAGTTTGAATGACTGATCTACCACCAGATTCATTCATGATAGTTGCTTGCAAAAGATTACTGAACCCTGCTGGAAGACTATCAATGCCCATCATCTTGGCAGCTTTTTCAATTAAGCCTGGATTGTAGTGACCAGCTTTGCCGTCAGATACTTCAAGCTTTTTCTGGGTGCTTTTTAGCATTTCCTTGAACTTGTTAACTGCTATGCTTGATAATTTGCCAATAGCGCCACTAGCTAATTCACCAAAACTTGCTGCTCCTTTAAACAGGCCATCAGTAGCTTTGTGAAGCAGACTGGAAATGTTACCAAGCGGATCTTTTAGGAACTTATCAACAGCCTTAGCCTTGTCACCGATCCATGAACCAATGTCAGATAACTTGCCCTTAGTCCAATTAATCGCATTGCCAACAATCCCACCATGTGCATAATGATCGACACCGGAAGACGCCATAATAGCAGCCGTTTCATCGCCATTGTATACTCGTGTACCAACTGGCAAAGGTAGTACCGCATTACGTTGATGTGTCATCTTGAGTTCGCCAGAAGGTAGTTGTAACAGTTCCTTCCAGTTTTGACCGGCACCATCGTTAACCATCGATAGACGAGTATGCACGATACCACCTTGAGCAAAATGAACAGGATCTAAATGTTGAATACTGGTTTTATGACCAGTGAAGAATTTCCAAACTGAATCAATAGCATCAACGCCGGCATTAATAACGCTTAAAACACCGTTAATGCCGTCTTTGGCGTAATTTTTGATATCTTTCCAGATATCACTGAAAAAGTCGCTTAACCCTTTCCACATTGAATGCCAAACAGTGCTAATTGAGTTTAAAACATCGCTAATATGTGATGATAGCCAATGAGTAGCTGTTTTAGCTATTTGACGAATTCCATCCCATATATCGCCAAAAAAGTTGCTGATGCTGTTCCAAATAGAATGCCAGATTTTACTAATAAAATCTAGCGCATCTTTAATCGCATTCCAAATTGCTTCAACAATCGGCAATAACAATGCTTTCATTCCTCTCCAGATAGTACCAAAGAAGCTACTAATTGCATTCCAGACTGTGTGCCATATTGAACTAATCCATTTTAATTCAAGATGAATGAATTCTGAAATGGCTTTAAAGATTATTTTAACTATTGAATAAATTCCCTCCCAAACAACATGGAAAAATGTGCTTATAGCTTTCCAAACAACTTTCCACACATTAATTACTGGGGTAAAAACAGTTTTTAGGAAATTTACCAGTTTGGACCACAGATTTTTCACAGTTTCGATGGTAGCTTTAATTAGGTTGGTGAACGGCTTGATAAAAGGCTTTAGGATAACTGCGGCTAGCCCAACAGGCAGTAAAAATGCATACAACAGCACTTTTCCAAATCCCTTTAGAATGTTTCCAATCGTTTTTAATACTTGACTAAAGCCTTTCGACACTGTCTTTATGATATTGCCGATTTCTTTACTAATGGCTTTTTCCCATCCAAGCTTTCCTGTGAAAAACTTCTTTACAGTATTTAAAGCCTTTTGAGCACCCTTGATCAGACCAGAAAACCATTTACCAGCGTCTTTGAATGTGTTAGAAATAAACTTCCCTATCTTACCAAATGTACTGGTAACGGCTTTCCAAATACCATTAACAAAGTTGCGAAATTTTTCGTTGTGCTTATATAGTTCATACAGTCCAACACCAATTGCGATAATAATTGCTGGAATTAATACCCACGGTGAAAAGGCTGCGCTAACTAGCTTTCCTGCTATGGCCGTTAAGTGTAATACGTCATTCATTTGCTTGAAAGCCATAACAGTGGTTAAAATCTTTTTGGCAACCAAAAAAGTTGTTAATGTTGCGGCAATTGCTTTAATGGCGCCGTTGTTATTTGCTAAAGCTTTTAATCCTGAAGCCAAACTTCCTACTGATTTTGAGGCAGTTTTACTGTTATCAGAAGCCTTTCCTAACGGATTAAATAAATGGCCCAAAACCGTTACAACGTCTCCAATCACTGAACTGAGTACTTTAAACGCAATAGTCAAACTGCTCTTAACAATACTACCAAACGCTTTTATATTACCAGCATTTTTTGCAAGCCAAGCTGAGAGTTTGTCGACTGCCTTACCTGCATTTTCAACCATCCCATTCATGGAATTTGTAAATCCCTTGCCAGTAAAATTATCGCCAGCAAAGGCTTTAGTAACCGTAGCGAATCCTTTGCTTACCTTGTTTCCCAAATCTTTAAATAAATTCTCGGTATGAGTTTCAGAAACCCATTTAGAAATGGTGCCAAAGATTGGATTTTGCGCTTTTAATAGCGGTTCTTCAATATCGCCTAAAAGTTTCGGCATTTGTGCTTTAACCGTCCGTTGCATACCAGTCATGGTCTTTAGCATATTGTCGGCCGCTTCACCATACTTGTCATTTCCTAATTCAGTAAATACACTTTCAAGGTCTTTACCAGTGATTTTCCCTTGCCGAGCCATGTTACGCATTCCTGCGACGGTTGTATGTTCATGCTTGGCAAGTGCTTCATCAATCATCGGAAAGTAAGCGCCTATTTGATTCAATTCGCCGGCAGATACTTTACCAGTAGCTAACCCATGCACCATATCCTGGGTTACTGACTGCATTTGATCGCCAGTCAATCCGACAGCATCGCCCATATTCAGCATGGCTTTTGACAAGTCGTCAGCTTCAGACTTACTGGAGTGTAAATGATAGAATCCTTGTTCCAGTTCATTCACTAAACTGCTGGCTTGACCAGTCTTTTTACTTAAATCATTGATTGTGCTGACCATGCCTTGAGCTTGACTAGCTGACCCAGTTAAAGTTGTCCATGTTTGCATCATAACCTGCTGCTCTTTGTCAAAATCATAGCCGGCCTTGGTTGCTTCAACAATGCCATCTTTTGCTTTGTCATAAGCGCTATAAAGTGCATTGCCGACAAATGTTCCTTGAATAATGTCACGTAAACGATGGCCGGTTTCCTGTGTTTTCTTGGCACTTTCATTAAACTTTTGAAATCCCTTACTGAAACTATCCTTTACTTTTAACAGTAACGAATGTTCCTTAGGTATTTGTTTAATTCGTTCGCTAAGACGTTTGAAAATATCGGTGAAATTATCTTTAGCACGTAAAAAAACAGAACGTTCCTTAGGAACGTCCCGCACTTTACGTGTAAAGAGGCCAATATTTTCATCGTTGATTTTAGACTTTAATGTCGTTACAACATCATGTGGAATTTCTTTGAGACGGTCAATCAGGCTACTAATCTTTTCACGGATTGAATTGCTTGAATTAGCGACTTGGTCTTTATACTCATTAAAGTTAGCTTTGGCTTCGTCCATTGCTTCTTTTTGCTTAGAAGCATAGTTGTGCCACTGCTCACCGCTTTCACTAACTTTAGATCCCATACTAGCAGCAGCATGAACAGCTTCGTCCATTGCTTGGCGTGCATTAGCAACCCCTTGGCTAACCTGATCCATAAATTTCCACACGAATGTTTTTTCAACAACAGCACTCATTAATCGGCCTCCTCTCTATCAGCTTTTGCTTCCATTAGTCTTCGGTACATAGCCATTTGAGGCGTATCAGGTTGTCGTTCTTCAACAGTTCGATAATCAGTTAATTTGCTAATTTCATTTGCAATTTGTTCATCTGACCGCTCTACGACTTCGCCTAACGGTTGACTGAGTTCGACACCATAAGTTGCCTGTGGCATCAAACGAGCGTGCATTTGCTCGCGTTGCTGATTAAGCATATTGACCTGATAGCCATGCCAAACAGCTTTAAACTCAGCTGGTGTTAACAGTTCTAATTGTTCAGGTGTTAGCCCTGCGCTTCGGGCGTAGCTGATTGCGGTGTACCAGGTTGCAGAACTTTGTTCAGCTTGTCCAGTTGTGCTTGTAGTTGTTCCATACCCAATTGATCTTGGTTGTATTGGTCGCTGCCCTCTTTTTCCGATTCCAGTTTCTTCTGCATAATATCCATGATCTTGTTGTATCCTTTGACAAAACTGGTAAGCTTCCGCGCTAAAAAATTATCAGCATGTAAAGATTGAATGATATCAGAATAAGCAGCGTTAGTCTTGTCATCGTCAGCAAAGATAGTGTCTTCAAGAGCTTCCACTACTTTGTCACGACTAGGTTGTGAACGCTTAAAGTAAGCTAATGCGTAATAGTAAGCATTCACAATTTGATCTGGATCTTCGTCTAATAAACCATCAACAAGGACGTCAAAACCATCACGGCCATCTTTGCTAAGTTCTTTCTTTACTTGGTTAGCAAACGCATAGTTAAGCTTAGGGGTGCAAGTAGTGCCATCAATCATTAAGTTTTCCATAGTTTAAATTGCCTCCATTATTTCCCGGTAGTTGTTGTAGTAGTACCAGTTGTGCTACCACCAATATCGGTGTTGTGAGCAAAGTCAAACATCTTTAGCCCGTCAGCCAATAGTTGGGGATCAAGTTCAGCCACAGCTAACACACCATCTTGTGTGTTGCCATCAATGTTGTAAGTGATATTAGCATGTAACAAGTTGTTAACTGCTTCAGTTTCTGGCAACCCATTAGGCTTAGCCATACCAAATTCAGCAGGTACAGACGCAATATTTCCACTAGCATCTAAGGTTGCTTCGTTGAAATCCATGCGCCAAATACCAACCGCGACATCTTTTTCAACCGCCTGTTTAAGCCCATCATGGATCTTGTCACCAATTGTCCAATACGAATCAACGACAAAAGTTTCGGTTCGTGCCCCAGACGTGTGAACCACGCCTTGCTTCAAGTTAACAGCCGAGCTAGCACGAGTATTAGTTGTGCTAGAAGCAGCTTGCAATCCCAACATTTGAATTAGAGTTGCTTTATCATCCCACGGAAACTTGATCCCGTATAAAATTTTGTCAGCACTTTTTGTTTGTAGCTTTAATCCAGCCATATAGTGTTTCCTCACTTTCCATAAACGAAAATATCAAATAAATAAGCCAACCGAGTTAACGGCCGACCTTCTAAACTGTTATCACTTAATTTACGCATTGACGAGCTGTCATACTTAGATGGCCATTCGGCTAGTTCCAATCGTTGCATAGCATTGGAAACTTGACGGCCTAATGCGTATGCTTGACCAACATTAGCTATGTCAGTATAGACATCGACAGCCACAGTGCCTAAGAAATAATCCAAAACTTTAATATCAGTTTGCTCTTGCTCATTCTGCAAGCTGACAACTATCTGTGGGAACTTGGTTGGCCGTTGCTGGCCGAAGTCATAGACTGGAACGTTCAATGCTCGCAGGCATTGTTTAACGCTTAATAACAGGTCTTCCTCCGGTGACATATCAATCACTCCCCCAATACTGCCAAACGCATAATACGCTCAAATTCATTATCAAGCCTCATTGCGATTTTCTCGCCGGTAGGCTTCATAAACGGTTCGGGCGCCATTCTATAAGTTCCATATTCTACATAGACACCATAGTAATCAACGCCGTCTTGACTGGTGATTGGCTTCTTGCTACCGCTGCCAGCAATAGCTGCCAATACCCGTTTCTGATCTGCGACTGTTGCCATTGGCATAACAGATACTGACTTACCATCGTCACTAATCTTGATTTCTAGTGATCCTTGCAAAGTACCTGTTGGCTCGTAACCAGACTTACCATGTCCAACTTGAGTGCGTTCTAAGCCTTGTGCAGCCTCTTGTTCGCGTGCACCAGCATTCTTGATAAATACTTTGCTGAGTGCAACAGCTCGCCGATATTCCCTATTGGCTTCTTCCAGCGCCTCTGGCATACCATTGTGTGCAAGCCCTCTGGCAGTCTCAAACAGTTGGTTAAAATAATCAACGTCAATCGAGAACGTAACGACAGGTATTTGGTCATAGTTATTCGCCATGTAGTATCACCTCGTTATGAATGATGTAGAACGCCGTTTGCTTATCATGCTGACTAACTTTTTGAATCTCGTGCATCGTATCGTTATCACCTTCAACATATTCACCATCAAGGCCAATTGCGTCAGCCTGATAATGCCCATAGACACGAATAACCGTTGCGTTGTACACCGTGCCATTGGGGGCAAAGGTTAAATTGACCTGTTGAATATTAGCCCACACAATTTGGCTTTGATAGCTTACTTGATGATTAAGACTGTCGGGGTTCTCATCAGGAAGCTTAGTTAGCAAATAAACTTTATCCGGATAGCGCATATTATCACCAACCAATCGCAGTAGCACCACGAGTAGTATTAGCTTGACCATCAATCCAAGCTTGTAGGTCTGGGTAATAGGGCGCTAAATCGTTAACGTTGAATTGAAACGACAAGCCTTCCTCACTGTGAGACTTCTCGCCCTCGTTGTGAAACTTATTGAACTTAGTTACAGCTAAGTTTTCAACGATATAATCCAATCCAGCAGGTAAACCTTGAACTCGAATTGCCCTCCCTAGATACAGGATAATTGCTTGCTCAGCATGGTCAATATACAGTGTTAGTCTAGCTTTCTCGTCATCAGTAGGTTCAATGCCTAACAAAGTGATAACGTGCTGTAACGTATTGTCATCCATAGGGCACCCCTTAACTATTTACCAGTCGTTGTTGTAGTTGGTGTTGTAGTCGTTGCTGCAGGTACGATAGCGTCAGCACTAGTTACAAACTGTGCCATTGGAATCAATTTTTGATCGTAGACTTTTGACCAATTAGTACCATCAGCTAAGTCAGCCATTGAAGGATAAGTTTTGCCTGGGTTCTTGGTAACGAAGTTGCTTTCATTCCAAGATAAGCCTTGTGGTGCAAAGACAAACCGGCGACGGTTAATGAGATAGTCTACCCCATGGTTCTTCAATGGATCACGATTAGTTTCAACCGCATTAGTGACTGGCAATTCAGAATAGCCAACCGCACCTTGAGCGAATAAGTAACTCGTGTACTTGCCATTATCGACTGGTAAGCTGTCATCAACTACAATTTGAACGCCTTTAATTTTATCGCCAGCATCGGGTGCTTGGATTGCCGTTGGCACGTTACCATTGCCGTTTAAGACAAAGGTGGAATTATTATGCGCGTCAACTAAGTTTGCATCTTGCAATTGACGGAGAATATCAGAATGAACTGCTACAATGGCTAAGTCTTTATACCGGTCTCCCAATAAGAAGCGGGCCTTGTTAAAGTTCTTTAAACTGAACGTGGTATCAGTCTTATCAGTCGTAGTATCTAATTGGTTGACACCTTTCATGCTGGCTGAACTGAATACCCCTGTAAGTGTTTGTAATAAGAGCTTTTCATAGACGTGTGACCAGTAGTCGCTGACTTGATCACCAATAGCACTTAATGGATCGGCTCCTGATAGTTCAGCCGATAAGTCAGTTGCACTCCAAGCTTGATCAAAGCCTAATTTGCGGGCTTGTGCTAAGTCAGTAGTAATCTTGTTAACTAATAAGTCCGTTGTGTCATCTGGCACTTGTGGATCATCGTCAGCTAGTGGCTTAAACAATGGCATGTTGGCCACTTTGCCAGCACCTAATAATGCTGCAATTTGTGGAACGCTTTGAACGACACCACTTGTGAAGAAAGCGTTGTTTTGTGTTGATTTTTCAGCTAAATAAGCACCCCAGTTTTCAGGGATTTGCATATCACTTAATTGTGTAATATTTCCGTTTGCCATAATTCATATCTCCTTATTTTCCAACATAGAACGACTGGCTAATGGGTTGAGCACTAGCAATTAATTGTTGAGCCTGTTCTTTGTCGGTATTATAAATCTCAGTTTGTTTTGTTAAATTCCAACCATCTTTAGACCATGGATTATCAGTACCCGCTTCTAGTTGCGAAGCATTGTTATTCCCAGTAGTGACGGCTTGCTTGCCAGTTAATAACTTTTCAGTAGCCGCTTGTACTTGGCTATCAACGTATTTCTGCAATAGTTCTAGATTATCGCTTGTGGAATCTTCGTCAGAACCCATAACTAGTGGCAACATATCAGGACTGATCCCCTTGTCAAGTAACATTGACTTGGTTTTATATTCCTGAATCTGAGTTGCTAATTCTTGAGTGTGCTTAGCCATATCAGCTTCACGTTGCTTACGATCAGCTTCAGCCTTTTGCTCAGCGGTCATTTTAGCCCGTTCTTCGGCCTGCTTTTGTGTGTCGGCCAACTGCTTTTTAAAGTCAGCTTGCTGTTGATCAAGCTTTTTAGACCACTTGGCATGTTGTTGACCAATCAATTCATCAATCTTAGCTTGTTGTTCATCAGTAAATGTCACCGGTTCATCAGGCCGCTTACCACCTTCAGGGTCGGTTTCCGGATTCTTTGGTTCTTCACTCATTAGATAACCTCCATTTAACGTCTGTCGACTCAATTCGTTTAACGCCCGTCGGCTCAAAAGGTGCATAAAAAATAGACCTTTTAATGCCATGTCTAGGGCAATTGGTTATTAGTTAAGTTCACTTAACACATCTTTGTCGTCCATTTGTACTGGAATTACATTGCAATGACAACGTGGGTGCAATGGTGGCACGTTCATTCCCACTACAGCATCTTTGATCTCGACAATTGTTCCGTCATGACCCTCGCAGTATCTGCAAACATGAGGATTATCACGGGTGACAATCTTTAGCTTGGTAAAGCCTAAATTGTTGTATTGCTTGGCACATTCCCGCGTCTGAGTTGCTTTACCCTCAGTAACTAAGATACGCTCCATATCAGCCTTGGTTGACATGTAACGCTTTTGCATTGCTGTTTCCCATAAATCCTCATTTGGATTAGGCTTGCCAGCAACGCCTAGTTCTTGTGCAACAATTTTACTAACAGAATTAGGATTGACATGATTTTGCATTTGGAACTTGATAATATTGTCTAAGTCAATCGATAACTTATTGGCATGTTTGAAGATTAAGTCTAGTGAGGTATTATCAGGCTCGTTTTGAGCGGCAACTCGATACAAAGCACGCCGTCTAAGCTGTGTATTGTACCCACCTAGTCCACTACCAGTTAGCTTAGTTACCTGTTGAACGATATCTGCCTGATTAGCTTGAACTAACCTGTTAACCTTTAGTCCCATGTTAGCGACATTAACACGTGCTTGCGCCTGGGCTACATCTAGATTAGTTTTGTAAGGCAGATTATTTAATAATGTGGCTAAAACTTGTTCTTCATCGCGATTAGCGTTTTGCTTTAGCTCAAGCACTGCATCGGTTAACTCTTTAATGTCTGCGTCATCAGCATTATCTTGCCAGGATACATTTTTATGCAAAAAATAGGTTAAATTCTTAACCTGTGCATGATGCGAACGTTCAATAATACTAATCAACTGTTGGAAGACTGGGTCCTTAACATCTAAAATCTTTGCTAAAGCATGGGTCAGTTTATTAATGTCCATAATCAGCCTTCTTTCATGGCAAACCGTCGTTCTCGGTTGTAGCCTCACTGTTACTCATTGAGGGGGCAGTAGCTGGCTTTCCGGTTGCAAATATATTACCCAGTCCACCGTCACCTTGAGCGTAGTTATCGTCATCTTCCTTAGCAGCACGTATGCCTTCCTTAATACGTTCTGCTTCAGTGTCAGCATTGATTCCAGTGATTGGTTCAGCCATATCACGAATAGTTTCGTCACTGAATTTGCCAGTACCATTTAGCAACTGTATAAGTTGCGCGGTCGCATCATCATTCTTAGGTAGATTTGGCATGAAGTTTGCTTTGATCATTGTATTCCAGCTATCGGAGCTAATTTGGTTAAGTGTTTGCCAGTAGTTAACGCAAGCATTGAGGCGCGCATGTAAGCCACGTTTAAACAACGTTTCCTGTAACTTGCGTTCTTGATCACTTCCCCATAGTTTATAAGACATCGCCACGCCGGATGCGTTAGAAGCAAAGTTTGGATCATTAACATTAGGCGTATTAGTGTACTTGTGAATTTCGTTGATAAGAAAGTTCGTATACGTTGACCAGCCGGCTGCATCATACTGCTTAGTTAGATACTTAGCATCAGGTTGAATAATGTGCTTGGCAGTAGAACCAACGCCGCCGCTTGCCGCGAACGGCTCCAAATACCACATGTGATTCTTAGGATCAACGTTCGGGTGAGCCGGTTCAATGATAATTGGCTGGCCGTCTTGGCCTAATTTCTTATTGCCGTTCTCATCCAGCAAATATTTAGGCTCTGTCATATTGGAGAACTTACCAGTTAAGACGATATTGGCATTGTTGAAATCTTCCTGAAAGTCAGCCATCATTGATACACTTTTGTCCAGCGCATCTAGTTGGTCTAGTTCAGGTTCCCAATCGCCTAACCGTTCATCATTGTTACGATACTCGGTTAAGGGAACAGTGCCAAAGAAGTGTGGCAATGTATTATCCAAGACTGCATTTGCAACAGGTGAATTAATTTGAGGCAATCCACCCTCACTATGGAAGGTAAACACCTGGCTATCAGTATAGACTTCGTAATGTTCTACCAACTGATTATCTAAGATACCAGTCTGATAATAACGGACACCAACTAATGGCTTGCAATCGACAGTATCATCATAAATCACAAATGCTTGTTCAGAATCAACTCGAACTAGTCCTAAATCAGTCACACCATTTTTAACATACACGAGATCATAAGCTCGACCAGTTATTGATAAATCCTTTGCTAACTGCTGGTTGACATAGTCTGCATCCGTATTAGCGATAAAAGTGTCCAGTATATTTTGGAACTTTTGTGTTTGGCTATCATCTATCTCAGCGCCATTTTGTAACTTTAATTGAATAGGATTACCTATTAAATAACCAACTCGAATGCTTGTCATATAACGGGCGAACGCCGCTGCCACTCGATTGTTAGCATGGTAAGGATTGTCACTATCCACTTGATTTTTGATTGCGTTATTAGCTTGGTAGTAATCATACAAAGTTTGAAGTCTTGATACTTGATGGTTCTGATGATGGCTAATAAACTGATAGACAATCTTCATTAGCTCTAACGGCTGTTCTGCAACTGCCGTGTATGTTCCAACTGGCATCGTGTATTCTCGGTTGGCTTCACGGTCAAAACGCTGCTTTCCATAAATACTATTAATAGTCACTCACTCCCATCTGACGACCAATTGCGTATTGTTCGTCCCATTTAACACCTAATGATCCATCGTAATCTCCCATATATTGACGAACTGCATAACGTAAAGCGTCAATCGCATGGTTGTCTTGGTCTTTAGGCTTGCTTAGCGTGTTACCCATGCGGTCACTGTCGAAAACGTAACTGTTTAATTCGCGCCATAAATTCTTGCATTTAGGATGAACATGAATTTGATATTGCCATAGTTGATCAATACCAGCCTCTATTGGTGTCTTTATAACACTATCAGCATTGGTAATCCCTAAATCGTTTAATTGAGCGGTTCTTTCAGGGTTTGCACTATCTGCATATATCCTAGCTCGTTCATAACCGTTAACTTTTAACCATTCAGCAATATGTGGTGTTGTTTGATGATAGGTGTACATCTCGTCATAAACCCATAGTTGCTTATTGCGAGCATCAACAGCAACGGCCACGAAAGCGTTAGGATCATTACCGAAGCCATAGTCCAGGCCAAAGCCAGTCTGCCCACATTCTTGTATCTTATCCATAGCATTAAAGTCAACTTGTTCAACGTTGTCTTCAAATACTAGCCCTTCAGCTACACCCCAGTCGCCATCAACAACTGTTTTAGCGCGTCTAGGGTTAGTTTGGTATAAACCATAGAGCCGCTGCTTATATTCGTCAGAAACGAACTCATTGCATCTGACGGTGGTCGTGCGAACAAAGGCATCATCACGTTTCTGGTCAAAAAACTCACGCTTTAGCCAGTGGTGCTCATTCCAAGGATTAAACGTGAGCGTCACTTGATAAAAGACTTGTGGATCATTGCCACGTAACGATTCAATTACCGTTTGTAACTTGCTAAATGATTCAATTTCATAGGCTTCTTCTACCCACAGCCAACACAATTCACCAGTAAGGACATTAACTGAAGTCAGCTTCAATGGATCATCAAGGCCACGAAAAATAATTTTCTGACCAGTTGGCAAGTAAGTTATTTCTGGCAACGACTCGTTATACTTAAAGTAACGTTCTAAGTGAAAGTCATTAATAGCCTTCTTGCATTCCACGAAAGTGCTGGTCTTGTTGGTATTGGCATTACGCCTTACAACCAAGATATTTGACCAATGATACTTAACTAACCGGTAGATTAAATTGTGAGCAGTGGTTACTGACTTCTTTGATCCACGACTGCCTTTAACCACTCGATAAAAGTGATGATCACGCCAGAAATCAGTATAGCCAGAACCAATTAATTGTCGTAAACTTAAATTAAATTGTTGGGTGGTTGACATATGACATCATCTCCAAGGGGGACGTTAACATGATAATAGCAATAATTATTTTATTTTTAGGCCTACCAATTTTCTTTCATATGGCATGGCGGGGTTTAAATTGGTTTGTAGATTTCATTTTGATTGCAGCAGTCATCGGTTTAATATACATAGCTTGGTGGTTTATCGTGGCGTTTGTCATACTATTAGCCATATCATATACAATCAGGCATTTTGTTGGCCGTCATCGGGCAAATCGTCAGTAAAGTTGATGACAACTTGTTGGTTGTCTTTACTAGATCGTTTGGCCTTAGCCTCTGCAATATCTGCATCAGCTTTAAGCTTGCGGATCCGTTGCTCATTAACATTATCATCGTCAGTACCAATCAACTTAGACAAGCTATCCAATGCCTTTTGCTTATCGTACAACTTGACCACCAAGCCATCCTTACCGCGATGAATATCCTGCACCAGTGACCAATCAATCTGATCACTCGGTTTCAAGTAGATATCAGCAACGTGTTTTTTGACTGGGTTATCATCAGTATCAAGGAACGCATTGCCATCGGTGTCGGTCACTAATTCTTCGTGTACCTTGTAATCTAGTACATCACCAAGGCTAGCAAACGCTTGCTTAGCGTACTCATGAGCGATGTCGTCAATCGTTACCAGCAGCTCGGAACGTTGCTGCTTCTTGAGCTCAGTGATCTGTTTCTTTATGTTAGGGTTTGCGAGGGTGCGACTACCTTCAACTCTTGCCGTCTCATAACTACATTTATAGACTCGCTGATATGCCCATGTTGCATTAAATCGTTGTAAATAAAAGAGGCAGAACAGTTTCTGCTTATCTGTAAGCTCACTGTTTGCCTCTAGTTCATCGATTATTTTAGGTGCACCCTTTTTGGCTTTTGTGTGCACCCTTTTTGACTTAGTGGGTGCATTCTTTTTAGCACTGCCACGTTGCCAGCCATAACGGCCCTTCCACGACTTGACAGTATTTAAGCTAACATCATACTTAGTAGCAATGTCCTTGTACTTCATACCAGCCATATAGTCTTGTTCAGCCTGCTCATACTTTTCTGTCATTACATACCACCACACCTCCGTTTTTAAACTGGTCGATTTCGACCAGTTTTATGATTAGTTAATCTATCTCACCAAAAACTGAATCAATTTTTTTATGTTGCAAAGCAAACCAATCAACAATCTCCTCGTTTCTTGCCCAGTCACTGTTGGAATCTAATCCAGATTCATACAAAAAGGCATGGATAAGTTCGTGATATAAGACCTTTTGCTTATAATCATGCAGATTTGAAATTGAGTTTGGACAATTTTCAAACTGAGCAATATGAATCTCCTTAGTCGTGCTATCAGTAATACCGTCTGCATCGGCGTATTCCAGACGTGAATCATTGGAATTGAAAAAAACCTTATATTGAACTCCCATAATACTAACTTTTTTCATTATTCAACATCCTTCGTTGTAAAATAGTTGTGGGAGGTGATAGTGATGGCAAAACCAGAACATCGCAATTTTCCAGCCCACCCACACAAGGACGGTTCTAAAACTGTAACCGTAGCTCCATCCAAAAAGCAACCAGGTTACAAGCGAACCAAACCTCGAAAAGCTAAATAGCTGGGAAAGTAAGGGCCTGATTTTTTTAGGCCCTTTTAGATTGATAATTAAGCTAATCTAGTAAGTCGTAAGTTTGCTTGAAAATATCTGGCTTGCATGGGTAAAGCTCACCATGAACACCTTTGATGATGTAATCACCGATATCAGCAGTCATAGTGCCCTCTAAAGTTTCAATCTTTAAGATAGGATGATCCGGATCGTGATAGCTTACTCTAAGTGGATCGAGTCCTAGCTTATCTTGTAATGCATTAAAGCAAGTTACCGTATCTTGAAATACTTCATACTCAATAACTACTGGTTTCTTTTGTGCTCGCATGCTGTACCTCCTTGTTTTTATCCAAACGAAAAGCGCCATGCTGTTTAGCACGACGCTTCTTATCCTTGTACCACCTATCTAGCCGGGAATCAGCTTGCACCCATTCAGGTGGCTCGTATCCGTATTTACTGTGTATCATTACTGTCATTTCATACCACCACACCTTACTTTCTAGTTAACTTCATTATCAGTCTTTCAATAAAATTTGATATGGCGATTCTTCAAATCCAGAACTATCATATTCTTCTTTGCTTAGCTTATCACCATGATTTTCAATCTGTTTTTTTTGAGGTAAGTACTCTAAAGAACTATTGTTAAAAGCAAAGACTAATTTGATTTGTTCTCGAACCTCTGTTGTATAACAAACATTCACAAATTTAACGTCATTAATGATTTCTGAGAGACGCTCTTTAAGTGAATAAATATCTCCATCATCGCTGTCTAATTCGTTCTTCATCTTTTGAGTAAGAATACTAATCTTCTGGTTTACGCCAATTCTATTTACTTTATAAATCTCTCTAGATTCATTCTTTAATTCCAGTTCTATTTGAACAGCCATCATTGTTTTCTCTGAAACATTATTTATTGTTAAAACAGGAATTTCATCCCGACTAGACCTCATACTCTTTAGTCTTTCTTGGACTCTCTGCTCTACACCATCTCGTTCAAATCTTTGATAATAGTATCGCATATTAAAGTCCGTCAATACTAGCTCGAGTTTTACAATAAAAAATGGTCTAGATTGACTGAATACCAATTCCCTGTCATTCTTGATAGTTCTGTTAACCTGCCAATAAACACCACCAATTGCAACAATTGACCCAAACATGCTTCCCAAAAATCCCAACCATCCATTCCAATCTGGTGATTTTAAATTGGCAAATAAGCTCAATAAATAAACTATACATACTATTCCAAGAAACGATATACTACGAACAATACCCATTAATAATCCCTCCAAACTACTTTAACTATACAAAAACTCCCGCCAATAAGCGAGAGCAATTTGAAGGATTACTGAGAATACCTGAGGGAGCCAAAGCCCCCTTTCAGTATCTATATACAATACCACAGCGCGCATGTTCTTGCATGCAATCTGGTGGCCAGTTTAATTGCGCGTCTTATGTAGGTGCCGTCCAGTTTTCCGCACTGAACAGCAAGCAAGTAAGCTGAGTTATTGTTGATTCAAATGATTTCACGCACTGCCGCTTGCATACTTACTTGCTTAATGTGCTTGGTAGGGATTTGCACCCTACATAGCAACACCATCCCGTGTTGCCTCTTGAAACGTCTACCTTATTCCGCCACAAGCACAGCCAATGTAAACAAGACGATGGGAGTTCATGTTATAAAGTTAATTCCAAACACGACTCCAGCCACATCTCAAGCTTTCAGCAGTTTAGTGACTTGCTTGGGTCAATATGATTGGTGTGGGCCAAGTCGCGAACTTATTTCAGATTCGCAACTTTCCCCGCTAACTATATCGCTGGTAGGCCTCGAACCTACATCCCATTGTGGCTTACCAATTAGCCCACAGCGATACTCACATTTAACGGCCGATGTTAAATGCGAAGACTAATGCCGGCGGCAGAGAGGAGCGCATCACCCCTTATAAATCCGCCGGCTACACAGATAGCTGGATTTGAACCAACATAGACGGTTTTGGAGACCGCCATCTTGCCAATTAGATCATATCTGCTTAATAGACGGGCCATCATATCAACTAATCAAGGAGGCAATACAAACTGTACATCTGTGCCCGTCTAACGTAGCCTGCTGGACTCGAACCAGCGACAACCTGATTAACAGTCAGGTGCTCTATCAACTGAGCTAAGGCCACAATAATAATCAATTAGAGCTATCAGAAAAACGTTTATTTGTCGCCCTAACCAATTATCGATAATACTAATTTACCACCAATTTATTGCTATGAAGTCCGGCTTGAGTTCGGAAAAAGTTCGGTTAAAGTCCGGTTTGAGTTCGGTTTTGATAAATATTCAGATCTTCTAGGTAATAGCTCTGTGCGAACTGCAGCATTGCCAAGGGCTTCCAGCGGTCAAAATACTGAGTCTTGCTGTAACCAATATCCATGTAGCACATCGTGTCACTGTATCCTTGCAAATATAGCCGATCTAATATCTCCTGGCACTCATGATCACAGCGAGCCATTGCCTGAATAGTCTGTCGGACAATCTGCTCTGCATACAGGCGGCGTGTAATCCGATCCTCGGCCGAGTTACCAGCTGGGGCCGACTTAGGCATGCCATCCATGCTAGGCGATTTAAGATCAGCTACAGAATGGCCGGACGCTCGAACTGCTTGCGGTAACTTCTTATCCAGGAACCGCCGCACCTGTTTAATTGTTTTCTCTTGGTCAATTGGTGGAAAAATTTCATCTGAAATAACTTGCTGTTCGCCCATCATGCGCCCCTCCGCTTTCGTATGCTATAATTAACTTATTCGGAATTAGTTGTAGCGCGGTCAGCAATGGCGGCGTTTTTTTTATGTTATACTTACAACGGTCATTCGAGTGGTCCTGTGACTAGTCGCCCTAGTAGGCGGCTTTTTGTTTACTATCGTGATCACTCAACTCCATAATATCAGCAATGAAGTCCTGGCCAATTTGTGCCTGTTGCTCAGTTGTCAGCGCCGCGTTAATTTCCAGGTTGGCCATCGTGACTTTTGCTTGAATTGCTTTAGCGTATTCGGTATCAGTCATTTGCGTCCCTCCACTTGATACCCGTCTAGCCACGCACGGGCGAAGACGTCCGAATTATGATCGATCCAATGTTCCACATCCTGAGATGCGGCAAAAAGATCGTCGAATGCTTCGTAGAGTGCAGAATGGAAGGATAAATTGATTGGATTCTTGTAGTACTTCATGTAGTCAGCTACCGCTTTAGGAATCACTGGCAGTTCGGCATACGTCTTCTTGAACACGTCGTCTGTAATCGGCCAACGCTCACCGTCAATACCAGTTGCAATCCAGTCATGGAGATTAATCTTCATTTGACCTTCAAGTGTCGGAATAAAACACATATTGTCAACATGTAGGCCGTCTACAACATGTCCACCACGGTCAATTAGTCCGTAACGATTAAACATATCATCACTACAATCAAACTGTTCGGCCTTGATAGTGGCTGTTTTACGATAAACTTTAATCATTTGTCCACCTCCTGTTTACGTTTTTCAATAAAAGGTGTATTACTGAATACTTTTCCTAGAAACACTTCAAAATCAGCCTTTCAGTAGTTCCGCGTTCTCGTGCACGTTGCCAATAACTTCAATTTCACCAACATGTTCACTAACCAGCATTTCATTACCAGTAGCCAAGTCTTCTCCAAGAATATAGCTATTTCCATCTTCGATGATAATTTGTGAAACTTTTGGTTGAGCATACTTGTAATTAGACTTGATAATATCTCTTTCATAGATATCCTTGCCGTTCACATCTTTCAGGCCGGTAAACTGTTCAAGCTCAAACAGTGCGCCGATTCCATCAACTCTACCATCGTTAGAATAACTACCGTTGCCATCAGTACTAGCTTCTGACCAATAAGCTTGGACATGAATGAATTCTATATTGTCAGGTAATAACATTTTATTCTGAACTTTATCCCACGCTCTAAACTTAATCATCGTCGCCATCTCCTTGGCCGTACACACTAATATATTTAAAAGTACCATCAATAACCCTATCACCAGTATCCTGAAAGGCTTGTTGTAGTTCACCAATAGTGTTAGTACATGCTAAGTTAACCCCATCTTCTAAATCAATTAACGTATAAAGAACTTCATCATCAGTAGCGACCTCAGCTACCATAAATAAGCCGCCGCCTATGACAGCATTCTGGATTATATCCCCCACTTTCCAATCTTGTTTATCAGTATTATATTTAGCATTATCATATTTAATCTTCATTTTTCCACCTCCAATAGTTCCGGGTTCTCGTGCACGTTACCAATAACTTCAAATTGATTACTCCAAGAGTCATGCAGGCATGGCTCAATTAAATGTGTCCCTACTGGTTTCAAAAACACACCAGGTCTCCCAAACAAATCTTCTGAAACAATTTCATTAACAGTTGGTTCCATTGTTAATTCACTCATATCGGACCACACTTTTACAACATCTCCTTCATAGATATCCTTGCCGTTCACGTCTGTCAGGCCGGTAAACTGCTCAATACTAATATCTAAATCGTCTTGTGTTGCAACTCCGTCATCAAAATAATTTTTGCCGTTACTTCCAATTAGCACATCTTTTATATACTCTTTTTCAACATCGTCCCACGCTCTAAACTTAATCATCGTCGCCATCTCCTTGCGAATAATCAGTGCCAATATAAGGTTTGTCTAAATGTTCCAACTCATATAAAGCAATCTTAATTCCTTTGACATCTTCGAAACGTCCCTCATTCCAGCTGTCAATAATGGCATTGTTAAGCCGCTTACGTAGCTCCTTCATTTCATCACTCATTTTCAATCCTCCCCGAACGCCCGCTTACGTTCCTCGTTAGTTGGTTCCTTGACGATTATCATGCTGTGATTTCATCGCTTTCTCGGCATGTTTCCTCATGCGCCGGTGCTTCCGTTTAATCGTTGAACGCTTCTTAGTGTGCTTAGGCATCTTCGTCCTCCGTGATTTCATCTATTTCTACTCTAGGATTTCGTTTATCAACGGCAAATTCGTCCTGGAATCCTGTGATGTGCTTTCGATTGTCGTTGCCTAAAAGTCCAGCCTTCATAAAGCCGTCCAGCACAAACTTTTTAGCAAACGCGATATTATCCGCATCTTTCCGGTTGTTCTTCGTGTACCACGTAAATTTAAGCTTGCAAGGCCAATTAAATTCAACTCCAGAATTATGACTAGCCCGCGCATATACGCTACATAAGGCCGTGTACCGCTTCTTTAGTTTAGCCGCTGCATACCGATTAGACCGTTCAGCCTTGATGTACTCATTTAAGCTAGGTAGTTCGCCCTTAATCACGACTTTACTCATACTTTCGGCACCCGGCTGATGTAATAGCCGCAAACAATGCCGTTTGAGTAGCTTGCTTGCCTTATCGATCGAGCTGGGGCGTCAATCTTATCACCTAGCAAATCAACTGTTTGTCCAGTAATAATTTCGTTGGGATTGTCGTACTTTTCAGCACGCCAGTAGCCGTTCCGCAACGGCAAACTGTACTTGTGCACTAGATAGCTAACCCGCTGACTAATATAGCCAGTCTCATCGGTCAACGCCCTTATCGTATGGTTACCATCACGATGAGCACGGCGAATATCTCTAATTTGCTCACGTTCCTCAGCTTGGGGATCTGGTAACATACTAGCTAAGTAAGCTTCATCACTGCGTACCTTAGTTCCAGGCTTCACAAGTCTAACTGGAAACGGCCATTCACCAGATTTGTAGTTATGTTGCGCGAGCTTAAACATTTCCGGTTCGGGCCCCATTGCTAGTGGGTGATCGATATCGGGTAAATCAGCGTTAATTACTAGCACCTGTGTTTCAGTCATGCGCTCACCTCCGTTTGCAATCCTTGTCTAGCTTGCTCTAGATCAATAAAATACTCGGCTGGCTTACCCCAACATTGGGTCAAATCAAAATTTAAGCCATCCCGCTGATATTCAATAATTAAAACCTCGAGTGCAAATAGCTTGTACTCATGAGCGCACACCTCATCTTGCGCACTACCACCGGCCTTTAAATGCCGCTTCATGCGCTGCTTAGTCCAGTGCAATGCGGCCGGTTCATAGGCATGGTTAGCAGCTAACTGGACTAATTGATTGCCCCAATTCATTTAGCTTCCTCCTGACTGTTCATGAGCGCTAGAAAATCCTCGTCACTCATATCGTCCTGCTGGTTATCACTTGAATTTGGCTTAGAATCCGCCTGAGAAGCGCCGTTTTGCATCCACTTTGGCGTAACTTCTTTACGGCGTGGCTTTGAATAACCATCCGGTTTATTAGCATTAGCCAACCGTTTATCGTGATCATCGGTTGCTTGTTTAGCCTGTGCCAATGTCGTAATCTTTCGTTGCTGCCAGCCCTTGATCACTGCACGCAAATATTTCAAAGCTCCCCGCGACTGCACATCGTGTTCACCAGCAATTTGAATGGCGTAAGCCACCAATTCAGGTTTAAGCACCGCAAGCCATTCATCAATTTCAGGACGAGCAACCCCATTCGGGAATCCCCACAGGTTGGTCCAGTCGTTAATGACCTGCTCTCGCGTGACACCCGCGTCATCATCATAAGAGTCAGTATCAGTCAAGTCAGGGTCAGTACTAGTAAGTTCTTTATGTTCTACTGGTTGACCTCCACCTTGCCCAACCAGTTGGCCTACTTCATCTAAACCAGTTGACCTACTTTTATGACTTGTAGTTGGGTTACTGGTTGGGTAACCAGCTGACCTACTATATAAATTAATAATGCGATATTCAGGTGGTTTAACATTTTTCTTGCCTCTAGCATATTTAATTAGTCCTAGTTGTACTAATGAGTTGCGTGCTTTATCGAGGCCGGGTTCGGATAGTCCTGTAAGACTGAGTAATGCCGAATTTTTCATGCGAAACTGAACGTCCAACTTGCCTTCGTCGTTCGCATAGTCTAGTAACTCGCGATACAGATTATTTTGGCCGTTAGAGACACTCGCTTCATACATCTTAAAATTACGGTACGCTCGTCGTTGTTTGAAGTAATCCAAATTCTTCCCTCCTTTACTAATGGGCCTTTCACCCATTCGGTGGATTCAGTCACTGCTGCATTCAAGCCAATTCGAATGTTTATTTCTTATCAAATGCCGCTAGCAACCCTTGTAGCTGGCTCTTAGCATCCTCTGCTTGTGCTACTGTTAGATTCTTCCAATCGTCGTCAGTCCCTTTCCAATCAGGGACAATTTGTTGAATAACCTCATTAGTCACCGATAATGGTGTGCCATTCTTGGTTTGGGTGGCCAGTTCACCAGCAAGGTTAGCAATCTCACTTGTCTGCTTTGAACTAGCAATGATGTTGGTAGGATCAAAATCTTCATTTACTTCATCGTCAGTTGCGGGCTGTTGCTTGCCAGCTAGTAATAATTTAGCAGCAGTCTTAAATTCAGGTTTCTGTGCATTCTCAGCTAGCCATTCAATATAGCCACGATTCTCATTCATGACATCTCCCATGCTCTTGCCTTTATTTTTGCCAAAGTTAAGTTTTAAATTAAAGGCTTCATCATAAGTCATGGTTTCGTTATTCTCACGTTGGTTAAAGTTCTGCATATCTTCAACATCTTGCGTGAAGACATTTGATAGACTAGCGATGGTCAGTGTGGCATCAACTTGAGCTCGCTTTTTTGCCATCTTCAATACCGTGTTTTTCATTGAAAAGCCATCACGAGAAACGTACTTACTCTCTTTTGTATTTGCCGACCCTAATCCCTCAGTTAACTGCATACCGCTCTTGTATAGCACGCACTTGACGGTGTAGTCGAAATAACCCGACTCGTAGTCCTCAACTTTATCGATAACGTTGTATTCGCTGGTCACGCCCATCAACATTTGAATTTTTTCGGCACCCGGTTTAAGGAGCGTCGGCTTCTGTGTACCAGGGACGACCCCAAAATCTTGACCATCTTTTAGTTGATGTTGAACCATAGTTTGGAAATTAGAGATAGCCTGTAGTTCGCTAGCCATCTTGTTTTGATCAGTACCCATGATTAGGGATAGACTGTTCGTTTGATTTTCTGCTTTCGCGATTGCTTCACTCATATTGGTTCCTCCTAGTATTTAAACGTGACCTTCTCAGTTGCCGGTTTTTCAGTAATACCAGCGATAATCTCGCCATCTTCCATGACAAACTTGTCACCAACCATGCGACCAGCTTTTTTTAAATCGACTTTATCAATAGATTCCTTGACCTTGATATATTGGCTCATGCCCTGATTACGAAGTGAGTTTAAAACCATCTTTTCGTCATACGCCAACCCAGCCGGGTTCTTACGAGTTGATACACGGCCATTAGGGGTATCGATTTTGAATTTCTTATCGACTAACCGTTGATCACGTAAATAGTCGGTCAGTAGCCCTTCAAAGTACTCGCGGTTGGCTTGGTTCTTATCAAGCTCCCGGTCGCGCCATGCAATTGCCTGGTCAATATTGTTCTTCGCAACTTGGCCAATTTCATCATCATGCGCTTGGATAGCCTTGAGCTTCTTTAACGCCCAGTCAGCTTTCTCCAATGAGTCAATTTTGAATCCTTCGTTTTCACGCTCTGTAACCGTCTTGAGCTCTTCTTTTAACATTGCGTCCATAATTGAAACCTCCTGTTTATTTAATAATCAGCAATGACGCCACTTTCAATCAGCTCTTCCTCAGTAGGTTCATCATCACGCCAGCCTTCTGCAGCTTCTTCTTGGTCAATTAACCAGCTATCGTAACCGTTCATTTCGCCCACCTCCGTGCTAAACGTTGTCTTAGTGACAGTTTCGGAGTACAATAGAACTCGAAAATAAATTTATTAAGCGTCTTAGCTGCACGGGTAGTCCCAATACTCGAGCAGCTTTTTTCGTACTCAAATTTAGGCTTTGGCGATACTTTGCGTACTTCCAATTCGTTCGACCTCCTTAAATGTGCCAAAAACATTATTCAATTCTTCAATTGTGATCTGTTTGTAAAGCACGTTTCCGATCCGGAATGTAAATTTCATCGTCTTCATCTCCTTAAATTCCAAACCAACTAGCAACTTCATGACGCTTGAACCACAATGCAGTTAACGTGCAGCCTACTATTGCTCCTTCAATCATTGCTATTTCCTCCTAGCCATTTTCTTGATTGACTTTATCGATTACTTCCTGCAATTTATCCATTGGAATACCGGCATACTCAGCTTTCTTAGCTAAATCAGTTATCTCTGCGCTGATCTCTTCCGCGTATTCACGTGGGTAGCGTTCAATAACTAATTGCTGTGCTGGTGTTCGGTCTCTCGGCTTGACTGCAATAGCTTCTTCGAACTCCGTCTCAAGCTTCTCTCGCTGACTTTGCTCCTCTCTCTGCTTCATCAGGGCTGAAAACATATCGCCTTGTAACCGATGATCATTTTGGAATGAAAGCACTCCAAAATTCTCTCGCGCACCAGAATATTTAAGCCAAAAATCGTTAATTTTGTTTGCTAACGACTTCCGAATTTGTGGATCAGTGTTCCTTGACCCGTTTTTTAATCGTGACAACTGCCCGGGAGAAATATGCGTCCCGTCGGCAACTTGCTGCTGTGTTGATTCTTTATGCCTGTCCAACGCTAATGACAATTGCTCTGCAAACTTGTTCTTCATACCTACACCTCTGTATTTTGGAAAGGGCTTCATATCGCCTTTCCATGTAATTCACCTATAATTTAAATTAATCGGGATGATTTAATAGGTAATCCATCATCTCAGCTGCTGGAATCTGCCAGCCGTTATGGGTATTCACATAATCAATGAAGCCACCCTGTTCAATATCCAAATCATGGCGATGCTTGGTTAAATATCGTGAGGCTCGTTCGGTTGATTTAGTTCCGTATTTATACTTAGCCAGATCTTTAAGCTTCCAAGTACGAATACCACGTTGTGCTTGCTTCCAGGCTTGGAACCTCTCATATTCTTCTTCGCTAATGAATTGGAAGCCCTTTGGAGCCTCATGCCGAATCAATATCGTATCTGACATGTTCGCACCTCCTAATATGAAACTGACATAAGTTGGCTAGCTTGCTCGTTATACTCGGCCGTTACTGCTCGAAATTCAGCATCTAGCGCTTTATCGCTTAGTGCCTCAAACATTACTCTTGGTGTTTCTGGCTTAACCTTTGCTAATGCATTGATTAATGTGGTTCGTGATAGATGTGTCATTTTGCCGCCTCCTTATTTACTCGTATTGTGTACTTTATCTTCAAAAAAATAAGTCCATTTAACACGTTTTTTTTTCGATATATCGTTCATTCTTACAGCCATTTTCTTAGCTCTACCAACACTTGGTGTTCTATGCCCTTGTTCGTAAGACGCTAAAGTTGTCTCTGGCATATCGAGAAATTCAGCAGCCTTTTTTTGCGTTAGTCCGTTGATGTCTCTCCACTCTTTTAACCAATGACGCATGTTAACACCTCCTAACTAAGTAATACGTTTCGCGTACCTTTGATGCTTACTAATATAATACAATTCGCGTACTTAGTCAACACAAAAATACTCTAAACGAGTATTTTTTGTATTTCTGTACAAAATACGCATTATGCGTAGTAATCTTATAATTAATGAAGGAGGCCTATCAATGTTTGCTGAACGCCTTAAAGAATTACGAAAAAGAGAAGCTGGTCTAACGCAAGAGAGATTAGCAATGCAATTAGGCATGGCCAAAACAACACTGGCTTCCTATGAACAAGGAAAACGACAGCCCGATCTTGAAACACTTTCTAAAATTGCAGATCGTTTTTCCGTGACAACTGACTACTTGCTTGGAAAAAATGGCACGCCAAAATGGGCAACCAAGAAAGATACCATTGACCTGAAGGATTTTCTTGAAGCAAATGAGGGTTCGATGACCTATGGGGGTGAAGATCTTACTGAAGAAGAAAAACAACAAGTGCGTGTGGCAATGGCAACAATATTCTGGAAACGCCACAAGCATGATTAGGAGTTGTACTTATGGATAGAGTAAAAGATATCGTTAAAACTATTGTCAATCGTTATCACACAGCGGACCCGTTTGTAATTGCGGAAAAGCTTAACATACAAGTGGAATGGTGTGATTTTGGGGCAATGCCTCTGGGTAAAAATGCTTATGACAACCAAGAGCCTATCATACTACTCAATAATTCTATTAAACACACGCCTACACAGTATTTCATACTCGGTCATGAGCTGGGACACGTTATATTCCATGAGGGGCTGATTGGGTACTACACTTCCGTTAAACATGGACATTCTAAGTTTGAACGTGAAGCTGATGAATTTTCAGTTGGATTGATGGGAATGTTGTTTATTGAGGAGAATGGTCATATTCCCTATTCATACAGAGAACTGTCCTATCAATACGGAGTACCATTCGAAGAAGATTAATATAGATAAATTAATTTGGAGGCGCAAATAATGGGACTTGTTCATCGAATAAAACTACTATTGGGCTTAACTGAAACACCTCAAGTTAAAGAGAATATACCTGATACCGCCAACAATAATTCTTCTATACAAGATGTAGGAATCTCTACATCTAATATTCAAGAACGTCTCATATCATCTATTCCTGAGAGTACTCTAGATCTTTTGTGGTTCTACGATGGTCCAAACAAAAATCTTGATGCTGAGGACCCATCGGGAATTTCACTTACATGGACGATAAGCAAAGATAAACCTGATCCGCTTCCCTATTATCCTAGCTATCGTGAAATGACACCTGAACAACGTGGAACCTACATTGACTGGCTCACTAACATTTCTGCTCCAATTGATATTGGATATGTTTTCGTCTTCTTTTACGGATTAGAACGACAAATCGCTGTTGGGAATATAAATAAGGCAGTACGAGCAATAGCCCAGCTAAAACAAGCACACTCACAAAGTTCTTTTGACTATTATTCAGATAATGCTTTAGTTTTTGCTGCACTGCTCAAACAAGATCCCGATATTCTAAAATATATTAATCCTGAAACTACTAATCCAACTAATTTGATTTTATCCAAGGGATATTTATCAGGATGCTTGTCTGCTGTAGACATCGTACGGATTTCAAAATCTATTGGCTGGGATAATCAGAGATATATTAAACTCGTTCCTGAAAAATTTATTGCTAATTTATCTTCACTTTTGATAACACAATATGGAAAAAACATGTATCCATTGCCAAACAACTTATACGACGTACCGATAGTTAAGATTTCACTTGCAAATTTATATTTAGACGGCGAAAAGTATATCAATGGTCAAATAAGCGCTTCTTCACATGATCCTGTGTCAATTGATATTCCAGATTTTTCAAATGCTCCTAAAATCAGAAGCCAACTTTTGATTATTTTAAAAGCTGCTCATGATAAAACTAAAACTCAACTCGGCCGCGAACGAAAAATCAAACATGTAAAAACAAAGTCATCTTCAATAAATAAAAGTGTAAAGAATATAAATGTTAGCACCGGCTGGCCTATGGCAAAACAAAGCTCTATTGATAGAGAAATCATAAATTATAAAGAAATTTTGCGCTTTTCTAAGACTGAAAAACCGGTAATTTATGATACTGATTCCGATGAAATCAAGAAAAGCAAATTGAGGTTTTATGAGGAACAGAAGGACTTGGAAAAATTTTTGCCAGCCTATCAAAGGGGTTTGATTGCATATAAACGTGGTGAGTGGGAGAAAGCGGAAAAATTATGGATGCCCCTAATGGAGTTTAATCCATCAGTTATTACTGAAAAGATGGCTATTATGTTGCGCAAAGAAAAACGATTTAAAGATGAAATTTACGTTATTAAACTGGGAATCAAGTATTTAAATAAAGACGATTCCAAACTTGTGAATAGGTTGTCAAAAGCTGAGACTTTCTATAGTAATCATAAAGATCAAGATGAATCTAAAGGAATTAAAGTCACGCCCTGATTTGATAATTATCAGTGTAAGTAATGTTATTAATCTTATGTAAATAAATCAAAGCCCCTGCCTGGGCTTTCACGCGAGCGTAGTTCAACGGTAGAATGGTTCCTTTAATTCAAATATAGCCTACCTTCCAATGCAGGTTCGACTCCTGCCGCTCGCATAGAGATTCTTAACTCAATCAAACACAGGAGAATCACCAATGTTCAATTCTTTAACTTATTTTTTAAAAAGCCTGTCCTCTATTAAGTGGAGCACTGAGCTATTATTTGTGGCAATTATATCAGCATTAGTTGCATATTTCCTCTATAAAAAGCTTCATCACTAAATTATTACAAACGTGGGTGTAGTTCAACGGCAGAACGGCAACTTCTTATGGGATACCCTTCCTTTATTTCTTATTGCCATGCGGGTTCAACTCCTGCCACTCACATTGACCAGTCAGGATGTCATTAAAAGCTAGGAGGTTAGAATTTAATCATCATGGGGATTTCTATTTGGGGAAATATTAATTTGGAGGAAACATCAATGAAAAAAATGAGTATTGTCTTTGTAGCCATTATAGCTATAATTTTCACACTGGCTGGTTGTGGAAACAAAAAGCCTGATTATACTGCTTCAACAGCAGAATCAGCATTAAATGCTAATAAAGATATTGAGGGGAAAACCGTTCAATTCAAGGTCAATAAAGTTGTTCCAAATAGCGCATTTGGTTATAACCTTGAAACTGGCAAGCACTTGAATTTCGTAAGTTATGAAAATCCTAAGGTGAATAAAGGTGAAACAGTTACGGTAAAAGTTAAGAAGGCTAGCTCATCTGTGGGTTCTTGGGTTATATCATACACAAATCTCAAAAAAGATTAACTGTAAATAATTGGCCCTTAGTTGGGCTTTCACGCGAGCGTAGTTCAACGGTAGAACAGTACTCCTTTGAATTGCTAACTAGATACTTTCAGATGTAGGTTCGACTCCTGCCGCTCGCATTGTAACAAATAACCCATACTACCGCTTACTTTAGTACGTACATCGCGTGGGCGTAATTCAATGGTAGAATAACGATTTCAGCCCTTCTCTCTCGTTTGAAATTGTTATGTAGGTTCAATCCCTGCCACCCACTTTTAAAAGAAAGAAGGTAAGATTATGGATAAAGATATGTCGAAATATGAACTCATAGATAACATTACTAATGACTTAACCTCTTTTATTAATCTGTATGCTTTCGTTTATCTTACAAAAGATAGCTACTCAAGGAAAGAATGTGACCGCATAATCCAAGGAATGGAAAGAGATATGGTTGATCGTCTTAAGCAAAAATAATTGTAGGTACATTCTAATTAACTGTTGAGCCGACCAAAACCCATTGTTGGCTCTTATGCGAGTGTAGTTTAGTGGTAAAACGACAGCCTTCCAAGCTGTAGTCGCGGGTCCGATTCCCGTCACTCGCTTATAAATATCACTAAGGATGTGAATTTAGATGAGTTTAAAGAATATGATTGAGAATAATCACTATCCGATTGTTTTTATTGGATCAGGAATATCAAAAAGGTACATTCAAGACTCCCCCGCCTGGATAGATTTAATCGAAGAGTATTGGGAGAAAGAATTCCCTAATGAAAATTTATACACTCTTTTTCACAATCTTGACTTAAAAAACGGTGATGCAACAAAAGATCAACAAGATTTTATCGCAAATACTAAAGCCATGGACCGCATTGAAGAACATTTTAATGCTCTATTCTATCAAGAAGAGAGAGATGTAACTGGACTTACAATTAAGGAAGCGCAACAAAAAAGACTCTCTCCATTTAAGTATGACCTTGCCAATAAATTTTCAGATTTTCGCCTAAAATCTGATATCGACACCTCTGAATATAAACTATTTAAACAGTTTATAAATAAATCTCGTATGATTATTACTACAAATTATGATGAATTTATTGAAAAATCTTTAAATTCCATTAATAGTAAGCCGAATGTTTATGTTGGTCAAAACGGCTTATTTGACAATAATGCTGGCTGGTCCGAACTATATAAAATACATGGTAGTGTCACAGACCCTCAAACAATCGTAATTAATTCAAATGATTATAATAAGTACGATGAAAATTCAATTCTGCTTAGTGCAAAAATTTTATCCTCTATGATTGACTCTCCAATCATATTTCTTGGATATTCATTAACTGATAGAAATATTCGAAAACTTTTAAATGACTTTTCCCAACAGTTGCCCGCCGAAGATACACGAAAGTCGGCCAATAGAATCTACGTTATCCAATATGAGAAAAATCAAATGGAAACAACTGAAGAATTAGTATCCGATCCAATATTAAACTTTAACTACACATTGATAAACACTGATAATTATTCGAAAATTTATAGTGATATATCTAAAATTAATGAAGGAGCATCGCCCTACGAAGTAAGAAAATACCAAGATTTAATCAGAAAAATAATTGTTGATTATGGGAGTCGCGGTTCACTCGAATCTGTTCTCGTATCCCCACAAGATTTGTCTGACATTTCTAATCAGATTGACCAGGGAAAACCTATCGTAGTCGCTATGGGTGATGCAAAATACTTCTATGTATATCCTGATTTACTAAGCTACATTAAAGATTACTTTAACGAAACAAATAATTATTTACCTGCTGTTGCCTTATCATTTGTCGCGCACGATGGTAATCGGCTTACTAAAACTCCATTTTCTAGATATCTAAAGTCAGTTGATCAATCTTCCTTGAAGCTAAAAGATAATGACGTTGAAAAACTAAATCATAAAATTCAAAACTGTCCCTCTCTTGATAGTATCATTAATAGTATTGGTAATTGGGCACGCATTGACATCAGTTCAATTGAAGAAGCTAATAATATTACAAGCCGTTCAAAAATGTTCATGGTTTTAACCTACAACTTAAAAAGATTAGATAAAACAGACTTGCATGATTTTATTCTTAATTCTGCTATTCCACTATTTGAAAAATCTGTTAAAGATCAGACTAACTTACGTACTGATATCAGAAAATTTTTATTGGGATACGATCTCTTAGTAAACGGCGATTTAAAAGAAATAAAAAAACCGGCTCAGAACCCTTAGGGTTGAGTCGGCAAGCCAGTAGTAAAGAGTTTACTTTCAGCATTGACTCTTAACTCACAAATAATATTACCTTTTTAAGCATTCAAAGTCAATCTTAATATATATTTGTCAAATCATTTAAGAGACGAATTGTCAGATTGAGTACAACATATAACTTATGTGTCACTCGCTTATACCCCGTAACGGGGTATATATTTTAAATGAAATAGAACATACGTTTGGAAACGACAACCTATTGTTATTTCCAGTTGGGAGGAATAAAACATGTCAGTAACCAAACTTAATAATGGTAAATGGCAAGCCCGTGTCTCTTATAAGGATGATGACGGTAACTATAAGTCGGTTACTCATTTAGAAAAGCGCAAAACTGACGCTGTTGAGTGGGAAACTAAAACTAAAAATGCTCTGCTGGAAGGTGCTGACTTATCACGTAGCACTGAGAGTCTAAAGCACTACTTTCTTGATTGGATCAGAATTTACAAAACTGACGGTGTATCGCGTCATACTCACGAGCTATATATGGGCAACTGGCGTCACGTCTCTGCATATTTTAAAGATCGACCTATGAGCGCAATTAAACGTCCAGATTATCAGAAGTTCCTGAATGAATTTGGCCGCAGTCATGGAATTGCCACATCTCACAAACTTCATCAACAAGTACACACTGCAATCAAGGACGCCGTAGCTGATGGTATTCTAAAACGAGACTTTGCTTACAAAGCACATGTCACTGGACGCCCTCCTAAGCCCGTAGAGGAAAAGTATTTGACGCTGTCCAATTATAAGAAACTGCGTAAATACCTCATTAAAACGGCTGATTATGATCACATGACTATGCTGATGATGCTGTTTCAATTAGAAACTGGAACCAGGTTCGAGGAAGCTGCTGGTCTGACGTGGGATAATTTGAATTTGAATAATGGAATAGTTCACATTAAACAGCAGTGGGACGCCCGTAGACAGACTTTTCGTCCAACTAAGGGAAATGGACAGGCCGATGGAGATATAACCATAGGACCCGCCTACTGTCGTTTTATGAGGAGCTATCGTAATGCGCAGAAAGATTATTTAGAATTGCACGAAATGAAGAATCCTAAGAACCTCGTATTTTGGTCTAAACTAGGAAAAATCGTGGGCAATGGGAATGCAAACGAAGAGCTAGGACGTATTTGTAACCGTCTAAATATCAATAAAGTTACAACACACGCCATGAGACACACACACGCTTCGATTCTTATCTTAAACCATGAGTCCCTTCCCTATGTTCAACATCGCCTTCGACATCAAAAACTAGAAACGACCGTTAACACCTACGTCCATCTTATTGAAGAAGAAAACGGCGTGTCAGATAAGAAGGCTACCGAGCTAATGGACGAAGGATTTTAAAAAATGATAATTTTATGATTGCTGTAGTCCTTGTGCCGCAAGGGATTACAAAATCATTTGTTAATTTTTCTTCCAAAAACTGCTATATTTTGACTACTTTTTTCGTTTTTGGAAGAATCGTGGAAGAACATATCGAGTTTGAGTGGTTTTCGAGTGTAAAACAAAAGCACCAAAACGCCTTTATATCAGCGTTTTGGTGCTTTGTCGTTTCTCTATATTTGTCGACTTATCACCCGCACGGGGATCGAACCCGTAACTCCGCCTTGAGAGGGCGACGTCTTAACCAATTTGACCAGCGGGCACAAATTCATTTATTATCTTACCGAATGATAAGCGGCTTGTCAAATATAATTAAGATTTTTGCCACCTAAAAATCGTCACAACAACTAAACCAACGAATAAGAGCAAACAGTAGGCCACACTACACCAAAAAACGAAAGTCAATAATTGGGGTAACAAAAAGCTGCGCATAACTGCTAATCCGATGGCCGTGACCGCCCATACGATCAATTGTTGTCGCAGATGATCGAATAAATGATCTAATTCTGACTTCGACATACACTCACCTTCCATTTAACTAGTTTAGCCACCAACTGATACGATATTCAAGCAAAAATGCAAAAAATAGACACAAAGTTTCAGCAAAGTCTTGACAGTATTTGCTGGAAAAGTTACTATTAAATAGTTGTTATTGGGTATTCGCCAAATTGGTAAGGCAGCGGACTCTGAATCCGTAATTTACTGGTTCGAGCCCAGTATACCCAATATTCGTTATCAGCTGTTATCATTGGTTGTCAAAAACACCGTGATTGCAGCTTTTTTATTACTTTAGTTTATCATTAATTGTCATCTCTTTTCACTAAAAGTCAGCCAAAAGGACAGCCAAAAATATAACAAAAAAGCCACTGTTTCCAGTGACTTAATACTTGCGCGGGGCAGTGACTGTTAGCCAACTTTGGTTAGCAGTTTTTTTCGTTAGGCCATTAGTCTAACGCTTATTATCAAGGCAATGACTGCAATAGTAATGTGTATCACAAAAATAACCTTTCTTATAGTTTTAGGTTCATGATAATCAAACGGCCACTGAATAAAATCAAGCACTGACAAAACCATAAAATTAAACGTTAATAAATTTATTCCAAAAACAGGTACCGGCGTAGATAGGCATAAAACTATGTGGCTATCTTGAAATATGCTAGAAACTATCAAATAAGCCGGAACAACTAACAATGTAATATTTAAAGTAACTTCAAACAACCATTTTTTTATAAAAGAACTCATTTACAAGGACACTCCAGTGAATATTTAACTACACATTATTAATTATACAGTAAAATTGTTGAAGTTTGGCTATAGTAGGCATTCAAACCGTTAGATCACTGTAAAATTTTGCAAAAGCGTGTAATGCTTCATTCTTCATATAATTAAACTTGCTAACACTAACCGATAATTGGTTACAAGCTTCATTGCGGGTGAAATGCTTCTCAATAACGTAATCATGTAAAATAAATTGATATTGTGGATCATCAATTGCATTTAGGGCGTCTTCGACTTCTTTTAGCTGGTAAGACAGGTCAACATGGTTTATCAGGCGGCTTTCAGCGCCGTTTCGGCTGCTATGGCTTGACACTCCATCGAATGAGGGGCTGGAAACTTGATTAAAAGCCGTCAAATCACGTTTTAGTTTGGCATATTGCTTTAATAAATTACGAATTTTCTTAACATCTTGACGCATCGGAATCACACTTTCTGATCCCAGATATATGTATAAAAAAGAGGCTCGGGGGAAGAGCCTCTCACTATAGGATATGATAATCGCCGTTATTACGGGAAAGTAATATTAGGACAAATTAAAACATTAATTTTAGTACCAATCATTTCATATGTCAAGCCTAAGCTTCAATTTTTCCACGCAGTTGTTGAATCATACTGACAACTTGATACGGTGTCTTTGTCATATCAGTTACTCTGTTTTGATACCAGAATTGTGTCAGCAAGGACACCGCAAAATCGTACTGTTTATAGACAGTCAGATCTTCATTCTTGCTAACGGCCGTCTGCATGTAGTCCTTAGCGGCGTCTAAATAGCTTTGAATCATTGGATCATCTTCGGTTACATCGATTCGCAGGCTTAGTTTAATGTCGTCTACAGTCACTGACAACTAATCACTTCCTCATAAGTTTAACTTTACTCTCATAAAATTATATGGTATAAATATAGAGTACTCATTGCTCGGTAGTTCAGCGGTAGAATAATTGACTGTTAATCAAGAGGTCGCTGGTTCGATCCCAGCCCGAGCAGTTTCCAAAACACATATTTATCATAAAAGGCCGTGACCTTGAAGTCACGGCCTTTTTATTACCAAGTCATAGCATAATAGATTACCTCAAACACTTTAAAAGCAACATATGCGGCGAATACATACGTGATGATAATACCACTGTATGCAAGGATAAATGTGTTCTTCATGGAATCACTCCTAAAATTATAGCTGCACGCTCTATTAAAATCTGATAAGCGTTATCATCATACTATCACTTGTTGCTTGAAATCCCACTCATTTTGTCTTCCTATTTACCAGCAGTCGCAGTTCCTAACGCCACGTTGATTACAGCGGTTTTATCAATCACTTCATAATCATTCCGCACAATTACGGAAAGACCTTGGCTGAACTGGTCGAACTTGTCCCATTGGGCAGTTACTTGGTTACGCCGGAAAACAGCCACCGCTTGTGATAAGTCCCCCGCAATCATTGGGAACGTCCCGTCCGCGTTGTTAGCCAGTAATTTATCACTGATCATGACGACTGGTGCCCCTAATAAGGTGAAACCACTGGGTGCTGTTGGATTAGGCTGTAATAAGTAACGGCCCTCGGTGTCCTTGAGTGTATCAAGGTAATTAAACCCGGATTGGTTCACTAGCCACATCTTGCTCAAGGCGGGATCTAACGTCACGTTGAAAATCTTTTTAAGATCATCAATACTGGTGGCCGTTGCTTTAGCAAAGCTACTACCCGTTAACAGTCCCATGATCTGCGTGTTGTCCGTGTTATCAACCAATTGTTGTAATTGCGTTTTGACTTCACTGACAATATCAACTTCGGCGTCTTCCACTACTTCGTTAGATAAGGCAATTTTACCCGCCCGGGTCTTCACATCAAACGGCACTTCCGTAAACATGTTTGCGTCAACGTCGGCAATGTCCGCTAGTTCGTTCTTAGTAGCCAGCACCGCAGATTGTTGACTAGTGGCAATTGGATAAGTCCCGGAACCGCTAGAAACTTGCTTAACCGTTGCATATTGGGCGAGATTGTAGGTGGATTGCTTTAATTGGAAAACAGGGGTAATCAGTTCCTTAGGAATAACGGCACTGGCACCGTCCGTCTTTAAACCGTCCCGAGTTTCCCCGTGTGTCCGTACATATTGCTCAAAGGCGGGAATACCGGTCTTGTTTTCGTTACCATTGTCATTGTTATTGGGATCAATAATTGTTTGTTTTGCCATGTTGTCAGGCTCCTTTTCTTGGTTAATAAATTTTTCATAGCTACGGGTGTCAACTTGCACATTGGTATCGTCATAAGCGGGAACAGCTACCACTGACACATCGAGCAAACTCTTAACTTGATTAATGGTGCGCGTGATATTACCGCCATCATCTTTAGTCCATTCGTCGGTGTCGTCGTCACTATCAAAGCCAAATGAGCAGGAATCAACGTTCCCACTTTGAACTTCTTCGTAAACATCATTAGCAAACGACGTATTCGGCAACTGTGCGGTGAAATGTAGCCCCTTGTCGTCCGTTTCTAACGTTAATGTGCCCGCCTTGGCACTGGCTAACACTTGAGTATAGTCGTGGTTATTAAGCATAAGAACGTTTGATAAATCGACACCATCAAGGGCTTTGGGGGTAACAACCTCAGTGAAGCCACCTAAGTCTTTACTTGGCGAGTTCCATACAATTGCATAACCACTAATTGTTTTGCCCTTGCTTGTTTGGGAATCTTTAGGTTGCGGGTCTGCTGAATTTTCAGCTGGCCCGTCTTCGGGTGTTTCTGACTGCGGCGTTTGTGCTCGCAATTCGGCGTCAATCGTTAACCGTCGGTCTTGTTTCATGAATTAGTCACTCCATTCTTTTGTAAGTTTAAGAAAATATTGCCATCGTCAGTTGGTGGCAAGCCAATCTTGGCGCGGGCTTCGTTACGGCTCATAACGCCGCCAGTGAAACCAGCCACCGCTTGGGCTTGTTGCGTTTGCGGATCAAGGCTCAATAGCTTGTCCGTATTAAACGTAAAGTCATGACCAAACTTGAACGACAGCTCGCTGGTAAAGCTATCAAAGTAATGTTGCAACGTGCCTTGAAGATACTGCACGCCACTTTGCTCTTGGTTAGAATGATCGTTCTCAACCCCTAAGCGCTCCGGTGGTAAGCCAAAGGCTTTAGCAATTTGTCGGGTCGTCCAGTCATTCGAGTTGACCAGTTTTAACACATCGGTATTTAAGGATAAGTTACTAATATCCATCGTGTCATCGGTCACAATCGTGTTGATCGCGTTATCACCCGTATTGGCTTCATCAAACTGGTTACGAATATTGCCCTTGGCTTCCGGCCCTAAATCAGATTGATGGACTTTAATAATCGTGGTGCCATGCACACCAGCAGTAAAAAAGCCGGTTAGTAATTTATTGCCGGCCGACTGAATCTGGCGTTCATCTTTCAAGGCATATAACGGACTAATTCCCGATACGCCGTCTTTGGTGAAATATTTAAAATGTAAAATGTTATTAGGCGCGATCTGACGACTGTTACCACCAATCGGGGTATAGGTGTAGGTCAACGCCCCACTGACGTCATCTTGTTCAACTGTTATTTGACTATTTTGCACAAATTTAAGTGTGTGATTAGGCAAAATCTCCGCAAAACTATTGCCATTGAGTAACAGGTTGGCCGCCAACGCATATTTGAAATGGTAGCCGTCCATTTGGCTATTGGGGGTCTGATTAATCATCGTGTTAAAAATGGCCGTATCGCAAACAATCGGATTGCTGGCAATATCGCTCGCAATAATGTTAATTGCCGCGTAAATGTCACTATTATGCAACACCGCCGCACTCACAAACGTATACGGGTCATTGCTTGATAAACTAACCAAAGCGTCAGCCATCGGATCATGCGTGCCGCTGGTGGTACTGCTTTTAACGAAGAAACTCATTTAATCACCTCTTTGCTTTTCATAATTAATCAGCAAGGCCAGTAGAATCATGGCTATACCAGCCAATATTAACCCCGCTTGCCAACTGATCCAGCAACCAAAACCAATTACTAAGCAGATTAAGCCAATCACCAACAAGATCGTTTGCACATAATCAGAACAAATCTGCCGCAGTCGCTGTTTTGTAGTAATCTTCTGCATGTTGTTGATCCTCACTTTCTTGGTAATAGTCCATACCCGCTACAAACGCGTTAATCAACGCCGCAATCGGGTCAATCCGGTTACTATTACGGGCTTTATCCAGTTGCCAACCATTGTTTAGCACTTTCAAAATGGCGTTATTGACCGCATAAGCGAGAATCTTGTTACCGTTATGTTTAATCTTGTCATCGTAAAGCTGATCACGAAAATTGCGGGTTGGAATATTCAAAGTCTTGGTGCCTTGTCGCACTTCAAACAGTGGGTAGCTTAATTTCTCGAATTTTGTAATTAACGTTTGCGCGTTATACGGGTCATAAGCGACAGCTTTCACTTTCCAGTTGTATTTTCCGACCAGTTTTTGTACAAAATCAAATAGATCATCATAGTCGATAATGCCGCTATCTAATCTGGTAATGCTACACTCACCCGCCCGTTCCATTGACCGGTAATCAATCCCATCACGTTTAATCTTAGAATCAAGGCCATACTTCGTGCCCACAAACGAATGACTATCACAAAAAAACTGACCATTGCCAATTGGTATCAACCAACTAACCGCGGTCAAGTCATTACTTTTGGATAAATCAATGCCAATATAGGCGTCACGATTATGTAAGTCGGGTACCTTGGCCAATTTACCAGCGGCCCAATCGTCGGCTGAAATATAGCTGTCCTCACTGGCTTGCAACCACATATTGAAGTTCTTAACCAGTACCGGAATGAGATTATTTTGTTTAATGGCAAGGTCAACATCGGCCTGAATCTTTTCCGTCATGCGTTGTTTAACGTGTGGTTCACTGAATAACGGGTTAGCCTTGATCCAGTTGGCTTGGTCGTAAACTTCTTCGCGGTCGTCCAGTTCCCAGATTGCCACAAAATAACGGTCAGCTTCGGTTTTGCCCTTTAAAACGTCCGTCAGCATGTCATACTCGGCGTGCATTGGGACATTAAGGTTAAGACCCGAGGTGGAAATTACCGCCAGCAGAGAATTATCCTCTTGCGCTTGACCAGACTTCAAAACGTTGTACACCTTGCGGTCTTTAGCTTCGTGCCATTCATCTAAAATAACGGTAGTCCCGGCATAACCATCAAGCGTACTGGTATCACTGGCAAGGGCCAAGGCTTGCGAATCAGTTTCTAAGTCAGTAATGGCTTGCTTCTGTACCTTAATCCGTTGCCGCATGTACTTCGATTGCTTGCGGACTTGCCGTAGCCCACTTGAAAGCATGTCGTAGCCTAATTTAGCTTGTTTAAGGGCGTTGCTGACGAATAATACTTGTCGGTTGCGGGCGGGCTGACGTTCTCTTAAAAGGCCATTGGCGGCCATACCAGAAGCTAGATAGGTCTTACCGTTCTTCCGTGCCATACTAATGAACGCCCGATCATAACGGCGATTGCCGGTTGCTTTTTCACGCCAGCCATACAGCTCACTAATAATCCATTTTTGAAAGGGTTGCATGGTAAGTTGGCTACCGTCAGTTTTAGGCATTAATTCGATAAATTTAACCGCCTGCGCCGCTTTGTCTTCGTCATAGTAGAACGGGAAGCTGTCTTCTTTAGAACGGCTTAAATCGCGTTTAAATCGCTCGCACGCCCATTTAATCTTTTGACCAGCCAACACTTGGCCCGATAAAACTTGGTCAACATATTCAATCATGACAACATCGCCTCGAAAGTATCTTCGGGTGTCTCATCTTTCTGCTTGTTTAATTCCATGTGGGCCCGGCTCGATAGCGACATGCCTAAATCATTGGCTAAGGCTTTTAAATCTTTCATTGCTTGTGATTGCAAGGCCACGTAAGGGTTCGGTTTACGGGAACCAGTCTCTTGATTAGTCTGTACTAGTCCATTTTTACGAATATCATTCTCACAAGTCTGTACCGTGGCATAAGCGCGGCAATAACTGGCTAACATCGCCCGGTCAAGTTCACTAATTGGGGTATTGGCCTTTAAATAAGGCGCTACCCGTTGCCATTCAGTCAAGGCACGATCATGTAACCAATCCGGCGGGGTTAAATCAAGCACCGGATAATCAAACAGGGCCCGTTCAGCGTCCTTGCGTTGATCACGTTCATCATTGGTTAAATGTTTCTTCATACTAGCTAAGGCTTTTACTTTTTGGCTCATTCGGAGCACTCCTTTCGTTTAAATTTACGTACCAAAAAGCCCCCACGGGTTAGACCCATAGCGGCTGATTGATACATATATCCAGAACTCGTTTATTATACCTATATTATCGCACATATTCCGATAAAGTGCAATTAATAACATGTTTATATTTACATATCACCCCCTGACTGTTTATTTGTTCAAATTTCGCATTATTAGTAGGGATATTTCATAATCCAGCAAAATCAGCAAAAAATCAAAGTTCAAAAGGGACTTTTATAAACACAAAAGTATGCTGTCCGCTCCTTTTTGGTCGACCATAGCCCCCCCATATCAACGTTTCTGGGCTGTCATGCTGTTTTGAATTAGTCTCGTGGCCGAAAATTCAGCCGCCAACTTGAATTGTTCACTCGGCCGAAAACTTGGCGCAGTCAATTGCCACTTTTGGCAACGTAGACGCAAAATGCGGGTTGGTTAACTCGGTCGAAAATTTCGACTCAGTAGCTCGGCTGAAAGTTCAGCGCAGTTTTGCGCAGATCTACTACCTAAGTTAAGCTTAGCCAGTCTGATTCACTTAGCGGAAAACTCCGCTCACCTAAAAAGCGCCGTACCTTTCAGCACGACACTCATTGATTATTTAGTTTGTTGTTTCCGTTGTTCTCTAACCAATCCCGTTTTTCGGTTATGGTGTCGGTAACACAATGGTTGTAGGTTACTTTCATCTAAGCGACGTGACCAGTCGTCTTTGATTTCGATAACGTGATCAACTACATCTGCCTTACGAATCACGCCATCTTCATAACACTTGATACATACTGGGTTAAGTTCTAAGAACCGCCGTGACAACTTGCGCCATGCTGACGACTTGTAGAATTGCTGATACTTGCTTTCGTCAGAATCGTACATGCGTTTGTGATACCGCCACTTGTTAGTCGCCTTGTGGTGCTTCTCACAGTAGCGTGTGTCATAGGCAACCAACGTCCGACAACCCGGGTGCTCACATTGCTTCATTGGCTTAGCCATGACCGTTGACCTTGGTTAGTGTGACCACGTCATAAGCATTCATATCGCTATCAGAACTAACGCCAGCAACACGATACGTAACTCCATCTAGTATTGCTTCCAAGGTCGTTGTGATCCAATCGTCATGGCGAACCACAATTAGCTGGTTAGTTGTCGCAGTCGTACCAGTAAGGCTAATCGTGTTACTGATGGTCAACGTATACTCACCATACCAGACAGTGAACAGTGGCACGAATTGTTGCTTGGTTGTGCCGTTTATTAGATTTTCAACTGACTTGACGGTGCCAAACTGTACCCGCTTATTTAGTCGACTTAGATTATATTTATTCATTAGCTAACCTCACTTGTAAATAATCATGGCGCAATATTCTGCAGAAGAAGAATCTAGGTCTGCCCCAAACGCATTACTTGAAAACTTAATGTCAATGACATTGTCACTATCAATCCGGTTGGCTAATTCTAAGTTAATTGCTCGGTCTAAATCTTGTACAGACATTCGCATAATCGTTTTTGTTTTAATCATTATAGTTAAATCCTTTCTACATATTAATCATCTAATTGTTCCAACATCTTGTACGCATTTTGGCGTTGTCCCTCATCACTAGAAGGATCATTCAAAACTTGGTTTGAAATACTTCGGATAACGTAGGCGTCAGCTAACCACCCTTGACTTGATTTCATAAAGTGATCGTCACTAAATTGTGCATACATGGGGCACATGAGTTTTAAGTCTCTTACAGTTTCTGGCTCATATTCTCCATCTTCATTTGGGGTAAAGTTCCCAACCAATCCTTTATCTTTTGCTTTTTGAGTTGGATCACCATTTTGATCTAAAACACCATCTTTAATCAAGGCTCTGTATATACAGGATTTCAATTCATTAACTCTATTTGAGACAACTGGTCCATATTGTTTAACACAGATGTCAAAAGCTTGCTCAACCAAACTTGGATAAATTACTTTCATTTCTCTGTTTCCTCCTGTAGCTGAAACTTTTCGTTTTAACGTGGTACACGTGGTACACGCAGTCAATCGTTGATATAACAACGTTTCAAAGTGCCCTAACGTGGTTCATTACCCGGTACAACGTGGTACACTTAGCATTTTCGATCATTGTACGCGAACATATCCATGTGGAAACTTGCCATTCATTCTAATTCTTTTAGCTTCCCAACCGTCCATATTGTCCATTAACAACTTAATTCGCTTAGCTTCCGAGTTTGTTCGCCCGGTTAAATAACGATCAACTGTTTTATGGAAGACAACTTCCATGATTTCCAGAGTTGTTGTTTGGTTGAGTGGTTTCCGTTCATTACTAACTTGATCTTGTAGCCACTTAGATTGCTGACCGTAGTCACTGACATAGCTTTGTTTTAAGCCGGTACTCATTTTTCCCCAATCTGTGGGAACTTCCATTGCTAAAAACGCTTCGATGGCATCGCGCATAGGGTCGACAGCTTCCGCAGCCATCTGATACGCCTTAGCCTCTTTCATGGTGGCCTGATCCAGATATAGCGGTTCGCCATTCCTAAACCAGTACACGGCCTCCGCCAATACTTGAAGCATGTAATTCTCGTCCGGGTGCCATACATCTAGCTTAGCCTTGTTGACCCCACATTTAATTGGATAGAAGCGCCGTTCACCGGTCGCGTCCTTTAAATAGTCGGTTTGGTTAGTCGTGCCAATAAATACGCATTTACGCGGGTGTGGCAACGCATAGCGGCCGTAACTATTCCGATATGTGTCGGATTGTGCACTAATAAAATTTTTAATTCCCTCAACGTCCGTTTTCTTCATGGCGGAAAGCTCGGCAACTTCAATAATCCAACTACCTTGTAACTGTTGATAATCGTCTTTCTGCTTACCCATTCCTTTCAACGAATCATTGAATTTATCCGGGTATAGATTTTTACCAGCCGTACTCTTGCCAAGTCCTTGGCTTCCCTCTAAGATAGGGACAATTTCAAATTTAACTCCGGGAACATAGGCCCGGGCAATAAGACCAGTTAGCCATTTCTTAGTGATGGTGCGGGTGTAGTGATTATCTTCGGCACCTAAGTAATCAATGAAATAACGTTCAGCACGTGGCTGGCCGTCCCATTCTACCGCTTCAATACGAGCCTTAACCGGATTGATTGTCTTGCGGCGTGCTTCTGTAACTACCGCGTCGGTAATGTTTTCCTTGCTGAATAACAAGTTGTAATGATCTTCAATATAACTTCTCAATAACGTGTCATCACTATCATTCCAAAAACCTTTTTTGAACAGTGAATTGTCTGCTTGTGGTGTTTTGACAATTTGTTCCGAGAACTCGTCAAAGACAACTAGTCCTTTCAACATTTCGTCATGTTCCATAATTAAACGGATATTGTAAAGAGACTGTGTTTTGATCCCATCGTCCGAATTTTTTTTGAAATCATTCTGCCAATCAGCGTCACGTTGCATTTTGATAACATTATTGGCCGTTTCTCGGGTCTCTGCTGGTAAATCCATTGCTTTGCCCATTAATGAACCCCCTTACTCTCTCGTTTTAAAATGGATTGAAAAATCACATTAACTTCCTTGCTTGGTAGTGCCGGATCAACGAACGAATCATTGATCACTGACAGCATGTTATAGACTGTCTTGGGATCAGCACCGACGCCAAACATACGACCGGCAATTTTAGTTAACCAAGCATTGCGATTACCTTGGGTTGTCCCAGTTACCATTTCATCTAACAAGCGACCGGTATACTTCTTTTGGCGTGTGGCATAGGCGCGTTCTGACGGCCAGTTCACTTTTTGCCCCGTCAACTTATCAACTAGCCATTGAGGAGCCGGCTTAATATCAGCCAACGTTCGGCCACCTAAGGGTTCATACACTTTGCCGTTAATCTCACTTGGTGCAATCACCGTGAAGTCACTTAGCAAGTCAATTCCGGGCCAAACGTCAATTTTGCGAACCTTAGCACCCGCGTATTTAAAAAAGTAATGGACGCCGCCGTTAGCCGTCCGTTCAATGTAAGTATCTTTCGGCAACGTCAGCCCTTGCTTAAATAGTTGTACCAAGCTAGTCCGACCATTTTTAGTTGGCTCGTGCATATCAATGTCAACAACTAATAAATCCGATAAATCTAGCCGCAAGCCTAAGTTGTAAGTTGGGTGCTTTTCGAACCATGCTAAGATGGTGTTCTGGTCACTAGTTGCGGCTTGGTAGCCGGCCACCCCTTTAGGTGGCTTTTTCGTATTCTTAATCAGTGGGTAAACCGCATAGCCTTGTTGGGCCAGCTCAATGGCTTTATCAAGCGTTGCGAACTCTTTCATTTTTCAGCACCGCCTAATCTTCGGGACAAATGGCATTGCTAACTTCTAACATCACACTAGCAATATTCAATAGATTATTTTCAAGGTTGCTTGATTGCTGGCTCTTAAAGAAATAGTCACACCAATCACTATCATATTTCGTAACAGTCATTGCCATTGATAAATTATCAATACTTACTTTCAATGATTCCCACGCCGTTTCTAATTTTTCAGATTGTTCCACTAATTCACTATTTGTCATTTTCCATTCTCCTTATTCGTGTTAAAATAAGGGAAAGCATATTTTTGATTATCTCTTAGACCTACTACTCGCCAAAGTAAAGTAGGTCTTTTTTGTATGCTTTCCCATGCGACTGACCTCACATTCCAAAATAACGACGCGGGTTCTTGATTAACTTAACCACCACGTTGCCAACAAACGACACAATCATAAACTTGATTGCCCATAAGATTGCTGTTGCTATCATAAAATCACCTCCCTTAAATTTATTCTGCCCCCGCACGGTACAATTAAATTTTATGTGCTTCCATGAACTTATCAGCGTCTAGTTGGTCAATACGTTTTGTACCGTTGATTGCAACTACTCGTAAACCCTGCTTAATATATTTGTAAAGCGTGTTGTATGACTTGATATTTAAGCAGTCCATAGCTTGCTTATATGTCATATAACGTGGCAATTCTTTCTTCATTCTATTTCGTCTCCTTTAACAATACTTTTTGTCTTACCAACGAGTTCATCATATATTATACATTTTGTCTTGCCAATAGTTAAAAATACTTTTTGTCTTGTTTCAATCTTGTTAATGGCTTATACTTCTTTTAGAGGTGATAACATATGAAAAACAGGCTTAGAAAACTACGCAAGGAAAATAGCCTAACCTTGGCTGAACTCTCAGAAATGTTATTTAAACTATCAGATTTAAGAATATCTCCAGATTTATTAAGCAAATATGAACGTGGCGAAAGAAATCCTAAAAAAAGTGTGTTAGTAACGCTATCAGAAATTTTTAAAGTGCCACCTCTCTATTTAAATGGAACTAAAGATGTTCATTCTCTTATAAAAGATGGCGCCATTTCAAAAATGAAGAGCCAAAACTTGAATATTGGCATATCAGAAGACAAGGGGGGATATTCTTATGAAAAAATAAATGAGTACCTAGAAGACTGTATTGATAACAACCCGCTTATAGATTATATTTTTAGTAATGAGTCTGATTATAAATCACTCAATGACAAAGTTAATCAAGCAATATATGTTGTATCTGAATATGTACTATTAAGAGTAGAGACTTATGATTTTAGTGTTTCTGGAATGTTAACATACTTGTATTTAGAACTTGATCATGCAGGAGGAAAACTCGTTGATGATAATTTGAACTTGACCCAAAAGCAAAAAGACAATATGGCACAAGTAGTCCCAGAATTTAAAAAGATCCGGGAAAATGCTATCCATTCCCTATTGAAACTAGCCAAAGATAAGAATTTTGAGTTTGAAGAGGAAAACGCTGTTTCACTAGACTTTTTTAAAAAAATAGATTCGTCTAAGTAATTGATACCATAAATATAATCAGTTCTACATAACACTGCCCCCGCACGGTACGTTATGGAGGAAATTATAAATGGCAACAATCAAGAAGTATCAGGACAAGGACGGGAATACCCGTTATCAGTTTCAAGTTTATTTAGGTGTTGATCCACTAACGGGAAAAAAGAAAAATACCCGACGCCGTGGATTCAAGACAAAAAAGAAGCCCAGATTGTATTATCAAGACTTGAACTTGATATTTACAATCATGGGCTACCAACTAAAAACGATAATACAATTTTTAAAGATATTTACCAGCTGTGGTTCACACAATATAAACAAACAGTTAAGGAAAGCACTTGGGTAACGACTCAACGGCTGTTCCGGCTTCATATTTTACCAATATTTAGTGATTACCGGATTGCTAAAATATCCATTAAGGATTGTCAAAAAGCCATTAACCAGTGGTTTAATGCTGGCTTGGCCAAGTACCACACGCTAATGAACTACGTTGCCAAGGTGCTTGATTACGCCATCAACATTGACTTAATCAATGAAAATCCGGCTAAGCGTGTTATTGTACCAGTGAATAAAAACGATCGTTCACGCAAAAATTTAGAAAATTACTTTGACAAGGCTGAATTACAACACTTCTTTGAGTGCCTGAATGATGATGACAATACACCGCAAGCCAGTGTATTCTTTCGTTTAGCGGCCTTTACTGGTATGAGAAAATCTGAAATGCTTTGCTTAGAATGGTCTGACATTGATTTTAGCAATCACACTATACGGGTTAATAAAACACAATCCCGTGGTGATGGTGCCCGTCTGCTAGTACAAGCGCCTAAGACAGCGCGTAGCAATCGGACGGTGTATTTAGATTCCAATACGGTCAAAATATTGCAACGCTGGCAAGTTGATCAAAAAGAATGGCTACTGCGTTTCGGATTCAACATTAATCAGGGTAACCACTATGTGTTTGCCAATGAAAATAACGAAATGTTTCAACCATCTAAGCCACGTAAATGGCTTGAACATACTCTAACTAAATATGACTTGAAGCATGTCACGGTTCACGCATTCCGCCACACTTATGCGACACTTGCATTTGAAGCCCATGCTTCCATCAAGTCAGTACAAGACCAGCTAGGGCATTCAAGCTATCGCACAACTTTAGATATTTACACCGCAGTTACTGCCAAGCAAAAAAATGAAGCCACCGAAAAGTTGGCTAATTACCTTAATTTTTAATATTTAGACTGCTGAATTTGACACTTTTTACCAAATGTACCACGTTGTACTGGGTAACGTACCACGTTAGGGCACTTTGAAACGTTGTTATATCAACGATTGTCCGCGTGTACCACGTGTACCACGTTAAAACGAAAAGTTTCAGCTCCAGCAGGAAATAGGGTTAATTTAAAGGTAGTCAGCCAAAAGGACAGCCAACTCAATTTCTTAATGGCCTGAACACCTTGTAATAGCTGATATACAAGCATTTATGATAATACGGGGGTCGTTCCCAGTATACCCAATCAGAAGTACGGATAAAGCCACGCAGGTAAGATCAAATTTACCTGCGTGGCTTTTTATGAATTGTCACACCCTTGCCAGTGCAATTTTATCTTTTTTCACTCAAAACGGTTTACGGACTTGATTAGGGGTTTATAATAGATAGTGTAGACTGTCTGTGAAGCCTTGTAAAATTGTCACTATTTTAAATTCAATCCAAAGGAGATAATGTTGTTGGTATACAAAGATGTTTTTGGTATCGATCACAATGATTGTCACATTGTTCAGACGCGGCACGAGTTTAACCGGATCTTCATTATCGAAAATGAAGTTGGCTCTCGCTTTACTTGCATCAAAGATGATGCCCCACTCGAAAAGAAGATGTCTGGGCACTGGAAGTATGCAAAAGCTAGCGACGCCCCTAAGAACTATGCCGTTCCTTATAAGGCCCAGAAAAACTAAACAACCGTTGAAAAGAGGATTACGATGCGGCGCTATCAACCGTTAACCAAATCAAATGGCCGGGTCCCCCACTCGCTCAATCATAACACCAACCCCTACTATGGTCAGCATGGTGCTGATTGGGTCAAAGACACGAATGCTTCGCTATTTAATGCCCAACATGAGCATCTCCAATCAAAGAGCCATGTTGAGCGACGCGTGCGGCACAACGTCCGTCAAGTGCTGTGGGTGGTCGTGGCGATTCTTGCCATGTTACTTGGTGGTTTTATCTTGTTCTCATTAGCGATCAATATTTAACACTAAAAAGAGTCATTCAGCTTATACAAGTTGAATGACTCTTTTTTACTAGCCTTTAATTTCCTTGGTATCCACTAAAACTTTGCTGACCATCCGAAGCTCATCAGTTAATTCAGAGGTTCGAATCCGGCCAAATTCGTCGAGGAACTTGCCAAGGCGTTCTTCGTTAACTTTTTCAATGACCCGTGCTAACTTCTCACCTTTGGCGGTTAACGTTAGATAACGGTACCGACGATCATAAGGATCGATGTTCAACACAATCAAGTCATTGTTGATCAAGTAGGTCAGTTTCCTTGAAATCGCTGAAGAAGAGACGTGGCGGTCAGCGGCTAGCTCTTTCACCGTAATCCGGTGATCAGTGCTATGGTCAAGATAGTAGAGAATCAAGAACTGTTCGAACGACACGTCCGCATCAGTCACCATCGTTTGAATAATCTCGCGAAGATGGCTTTCAAGCCATGACATGCCCACTAAGACTTTTTCGAACAATTCCGCATCGTCGTACTTGGCCTTCTTAGTATTAGTCTTCATCATTATTTAAAACCCCATTCATGCGTCACGTTCAAGGCATCATCAACAACCCCGTGATTACGCACGGACTTCTGCAGCTGGCATAACGGTGATTTCAAGATCACGTGTCATTTGTTTCTCAATCGCAGTCTGAACATCACGATCCGTTACAACTAAGCTCGACAACTTACTCTTTCCGTTGATAATATCTTGGACATGTTGATTATCCAAATCATCAGCAGAGACGATTGGTAAGAGATGGAAATTATCATTCGTTGCTTGTAAGCATTGGTCGAACAATGGGGCGTTAACTCCCATAACCAACACACTGTTTTGTTGTTGTAAGATGATGCCAACCACCAGTTCAATAATTGTGCTTCAGAATGGAAGACATTCGTGATGGCTTCTTCCTTGTTCACTAATTGAATTGATAATTCGTGGTTACTACCATATTGCTTGACCATTGCTAAAGAGTGGTCTGGACGATAGAAGTTTTCTAGTGTCACTTGTGAGTTATTCATCCGGTCAAGGTACTGAGTGACTGACAAGAACCCGGCAGCATCGTACACATCCCGACGAGTTGCTAATGACCCATTGAAGTAAGTCATGTACCAAATGGCACCATTCTTACGGTACTTCAATGTCATAATTGGGTTACCGCCGTCATCGGCAATTGACACAATCTGCTTATCAGCATTGCGCTTATATTGCCATGCAGGATTATCAGGTAATTCTGGTTTAGTCTTCGCAACGGCACCCGGTACCTTTGCCTGAATCGTGTAGTACATGTTGTACAAGCCAGTTTACATGTTGTACAAGCCAGTTCGTTTATCAACTAAGCCAGCTGATTGGTAACTGTTCCAAATTTCTGGCAAGCTGTCATTATAGTTAACCGTAATAACATTAGCTTTATCCTTAACTTCACTCTTCAATAAGCCCATGATCGTTTCCATCGAAGCCTTTTCATCACCAGACAATGATTGAATCAGATCGGTGCTGAACAAGAAGTACTTTGCAGACTGGTCAAATTCTACGGGCGATACTAAGTGAGTCGTCCCGTAATCCGATTTTAACTTGGCATCAATGCTTTCAATCTTTTGTTGGAGCCCCTTAACAATCGTGGCATTTTGATCATAATCATGTTGTAATCGATTGATTTTCTGATTAATCAAGTTGAGTGAACGTTCTTGTTCGTCTTGAGCACTCTTCTTCTTACGATCATAAGCAACTAACGCATCTTGAGCGGTATGTAAGTCTTTTTCCGCACTCGTAATCGCGTGTTCCTTCCGCGAACGTTCACGGGTTTCAGTCTGTTCACGCTTCTGGAGTTTCACGAGTTCACTGTTGATTGCGTCACTCTTTTGATACAGATCCTGTGCTTGCTTCTCCTGTTGCTTCATCAACACGAATAACTTCTTAAGATCCTGTTCGCCCTGAATTGCTTTACGCATATCAGCTTCATTTTGCTTCAAATCAGCTAATGATTGTTCAGACTGCGTAATCTTCTTTTCCAACGATTTGATGGTTTGATCGCTCTTAGCAAGAGCTTTCTTAGCATCATCATAACGTTTTTGAGCAGCATTGATGGTCTTGACCATTCCCTGCCGTTCGCTATCGTTCGTGTTAACGACTTTGTCCTGTTTAGACAGAGTAACCTTAGCGTCCTTTAACTGTTGTTCTAAGTTTAACTGTTCGGCAACTAAAGTTTCATACTGTTGCTTTTCATGCTTACGATCCTGAACTAATTGGACCTTAAGCTCCCCACGTAAAGTTTGGTATTGCTTGTTTAAGTCAGCCATTTCGCGTTCAATGGCCACACTGTTTTTGGCTGCTGTTTGGGTAGCACGCCGTTGGTTGACCCGGTTTTGGCCCTTAACTGGGGCACTAGTTGAAGCAGTCACGCTGCTACTAGTTGGCCGGACACCAGCAGATGACCGCACATTGGGGGTCGTACTACTTTGAGTCGCCTTTGGTTTTGGCTTTTGAGCAGCAACGGTTGAAGTCGCCGTTGCACGCTCAGAATGATTACGATAATCCTCATTCTTATCTCTGCGCTTTTTATTGAACATCTTCATAATGCAACTCCTCCATAAACTTGATTGTTTGCTCAAAGAGTAGAAAGGTCATCGCTGACCTTTCTATCCGTTCAGCAAATAATCAAGCTATTCTAATTATTATGCTTCATGCTTCCGACGAGAAACGCCAAAGTATAGCGCTGAACCCATCAATAAGGTTGAAAGACCCAAGACAGCCAAGGCAGTCCCGTTTTCGTCTTCATCCGTTTGTGGTAACGTCTTTGCGTCTGAAGTCGTCGTCTTAGTCGTAACTACTGGCTTCAATGAGGCTGATGCAGGAACAACCCCACTAGTCCCATTGTTAGTAGTAGCCGTCGTCGTTGGCGTTACTTCATCATCAGAAACCGTGGTTGCTGGTGCCGTTGAAGTCGTCGTTGATGAACCGTTGTTTGATGAACCATTACCATTATCAACAGTATCGTCACTTGGCGTCGTAACAGGAGCAGTTGTAGTTGTACCAGTACCGCCACCGTTGACGTTGTCACCAGTGCCAGGTGCAGTCGTAGGTGCGGTTGTCGTCGTGCCACCACCGTTATTACCATTGTCACCGGTACCAGGTGCGGTGGTAGGTGCAGTCGTTGAGCCGCCGTTATCATTCTTAGCATAAGTTAAGGTGATCGTCGCGTCATCAGCCACCGTACCACTCAAAGCACCATCAGCTGACTTGTAAGTGTAACCATCGATTGAAGGTGTTGCGACCGTGTAAGTGTCCCCAACTTTGTAAGTTGTGGTCGTCGCACTCTTGATCGTATTACCATCTGCGTCAACATAGTTAACTGTGATCGTCTTAGTTTGTTCAGTTGGAGTAGTGCCACCGTTCTTCGTGTAAACAAGGGTAACTGTGTTACCGTTGTAGGCAATCGTTCCGGCAATGGCATCACCAGTGGCATGGTCATAAGTGTAACCAGCAATTTCTGGTTGACCAACCGTGTAAGCTTGACCAACGATATATTCAGTTACGCTGGATGCTTTGATGGTGTTACCATCAGCGTCAACATAATTGATCGTCAAGTTAGCTTTATTTTCAACTGGTGTCGTTGAATCCTTGGTGTAAGTTAAGGTAATCGTCTTATTACCATCAACCGTACCAGTCAAAGCGGCATCAGCTGACTTGTAAGTGTAACCATCGATCGTTGGCGTTTCAACCGTATAAGTTGAGCCGTTATCCAAAGTTTGGGTCGTAGCGGCCTTGATCGTGTTACCATCAGCATCAACGTAGTTTACCGTAACCGTTGATTGTTCAACTGGGGTGGCATTCTTGGTATAAGTTAAGGTAATCGTCTTATTGCCATCAACCGTACCAGTCAAAGCGGCATCAGCTGACTTGTAAGTGTAACCATCAATCGTTGGCGTTTCAACCGTATAAGTTGAACCGTTATCCAAAGTTTGGGTCGTAGCGGCCTTGATCGTGTTACCATCAGCATCAACGTAGTTTACCGTAACCGTTGATTGTTCAACTGGGGCTGCATCCTTCGTATAAGTGAAGGTAACCGTGTTACCACCAGAAACAAAAGTCCCAGTTTGGGTTGCATCACCCGTTAAGGTATAACCGTCAATCGAAGCGGCATTTACACTGTAAGCACCGCCAACTTCAGCTGCAGTACCATCAGCACCTTCTGTATAAGTCTTAGAAGGTAAGATCGTATTGCCATCAGCATCAACGTAGTTAACAGTCAAGTTTGAAGCTTCGGTATTTTGTGAGTAGACTAACGTCAATTCAGTACCAGCAGCCGTCACATTACCATCAGAATCAGTGGTGTCAGCGGCAACAGAAGTATCCATTACTTGGGTTGCATAGCTCCAAGCCTCAATCTGCTGATTGGCATCAGTGTTGTTAGTATTAGTTGATAACTTATTAACTGAGGTAGTCCCTGTAAATTCCAAATATGCAGCCCGGCTACCCGTCGTCGCGTCGTCGTTAGCTTTGAAAGTATAGAGAACAGTGACATATCAGCATCAGTTAGCTTCGTGATGTCCACAGTGGCAGTTGAAGCACCAGCTGCGTAACTGTATTCCTTACCGGATTCAGTTGCGTATTCAACGGCAGTCCAAGTGCCATTACTGTTGGAACCATTTGGCGCAATTGAAACTTGACCAGAAGCATTAGCCCAATCAAGCGCTTGGCTCTTGGTTAACCGGATGGCAACTGCGTACGTATGCCCGGCAGTAACTTTGATGTTCGTGCCATCAACATTTTCCTGAATGTATTGTGCTTGGTCTTGTAAGTTGCCCGAACCACCCGACTGAGTAGCACTCGTCAATGTTCCAGCGTCAACTGAGCCAGCAGCAGTTTGATTAGCAGCTTCAGAAGCTGGTGCCGTTACTGTTGGGGCTGTAGTCGCAGCCGTGGTCGTAGCAGTTGTGGTTGCCGTTGCTGCAGCAGAAGCTGGTGTTGCAACTGATGCCTTAGCAGCCGTTGCTGCAACAGTTGCCGTTGAAGTCGATGTCGCATCACTGCTTGCTGGTGTAGTCGCACTGACAGTTGCAGCTGAAGAACTAGCCGCACTCGTTGTTGACGTAGCAGCTGAAGAAGCAGTCGAGCTGGCAGCACTACTTGAAGTAGTAGCAGTTGAGCTAGCCGTACTTGACGTTGAAGTTGCAGTTGAAGATGCAGAACTGGCATCCGTAGCAGCTGATGAAGTCGCTGTTGAACTAGTTGCAGCAGAGCTGGCAGCACTAGAAACTTGTTCCGTGGTTGCGTCTGAGCTAGCAGCAGTATCAGCAGAAGCATTAACGTTGGCAAATACTAAACCTGCAGCCAAAGCTAACGTGGTTGCGCCGGCATAAACCCAACGCTTGCCATCTTTATACATCTTTACCCGATAAACCGAATCACCGGTCATTTTTTGATTATCTTTTGACATATGGAATCCTCCCCGAGCACCCACGATTTTCTGCATTTATGTAAAATGATGGGCGACAAATCGCTTGCCAGCCCATCATCTTAGTCGTGCTTATCGTGTCGTGCTTAATAACACCATAACGATTTTGTTGGCATTTCAGTTATATTTAACGAATTAGCCCTTGAATGCGGCAATAACGTTTAAGATAAAACTGTGTAATCCACCAAAGATGTCGTTGGAAACACTTGATGTATATGATGATGTGTGTGTACCTGGTAAAATATGAAAATCATTGAAAAAACTCATGAGATTAATCCCCTTTAATTGTTAATTAATTAGCCTTTGAATGCAGCAATTACGTTCAATACGAATTGGTAGAAAGTACCAAGTGGTTGGTTGCTAACGTAGCTGGTGTGTGATGAAGTATGCGTACCTGGTAAAAAGTGTAAATCTGAAAAGAAACTCATAATGTATATCCTCCCTCATTATCTAAATAATATCAAGACATTAATTAATATATTAATTAATTAGTTTATCGAAATAGATTATCCCTTGATCGCTTTAATAACGTTCAAGATGAAGCTGTGCAAGCCACCAAAGATATCATTTGAAACACTTGATGTGTATGATGACGTATGCGTACCTGGTAATACGTGAAAATCGTTAAAGAAACTCAT